CATAGAAGCTATGTTTAATCAGCTTCGGAACGATGTTTGCTCTGAGATTTCCGAAATAAAGAGTATGTTCCCGACACAAATGTCGGTAACACCGGAATCAAAGCAGAATGGAGGTAAACAGAGATGATGAATCCAATGCAACTTATGCAAATGATACGTGGTGGAGGGAATCCTCAACAAGCCATAATCAATATGATGAAACGACAAGCGGGGAATAATCCTGTAATTGACAACGCAATTAATATGATGGAAAAAGGTGATAATGCAGGAATTGAAAAGCTTGCAAGAAATCTTTGCCAAGAAAAAGGAATTAATCCTGATGATATGTTATCGCAGGTTAAGAATCAGTTTGGAATAAAATAAATTCGCTACAATAATTAAAAGAGCCGCGGTCTTTTGATTTTGTATAAATTACAAAAATCAATAAGGAGGTAATCACTATGATGAATGGTGGATTATCAGCAAGCGATGTCGCTGTATTAAGCGGCTCTAATAACCGTGCCGATGAAGGCTATGGCTTTGGCGGTGGCTGGGCATGGTGGATTATTATATTGCTCATCTTCGGCTGGGGCGGTTTCGGCGGCTTTGGCGGCTGGGGCGGCAATGGTGGAAACGGTACAAATGGTGCAGGTTTCCAAGGATGGGCAACCAGAGCGGATATCAATGAGAGCTTTGCTCTGAACGATATTCAGAATGGTATCAGAGGTATTCAGCAGGGCATTTGCGATAGCACATATGCGCTTAACAATACCATGCAGAGTGGTTTCAACGGCATGAATGTTGGAATGCTTCAAGGTTTTAATGGCGTTCAGCAGGCAATCAATGCTGATACTGTAGCCGGTATGCAGAATACCAATGCATTACAGTCTCAGTTAGCAAGTTGTTGCTGCGAGACCAGAGAAGCTATCCAGGGCATCAACTATAACCTGGCTACCAACACTTGTGCATTGCAGAACACAATGAACAACAACACCAGAGACCTTCTGGAAAATCAGAACAGCAACACGAGAGCGCTGTTAGATTTCTTAACTCAGGATAAGATTGCAACATTACAGGCAGAGAATTCTGATCTGAAACGTGCTGCTTCCCAGGATCGCCAGTCTGCATTGCTTACAACTGCAATGGCTTCTCAGACACAGCAGTTAATCAATGCAATCAATCCTGCTCCGATTCCTGCATTCCAGGTTCCAGCTCCATATGCATATGCAGGATGTAATACATATGGTAACGGTTGTTGCTAAGTAACTCACCCTTAGAGGTTGACTAATTCTAAGAGGTGGGTTACGGCTCACCTCTTATTGATTGAGAGGTAAAAAATATGGCATGTAAGAATGTTTGTAAGCTCTGTAATCACCTTGTGCTCTCTACTGCAATTGCATTCACAGGTGGAAATCTTGTGGTTACTATCCCGGAAGGAAGCTACAATAATGGAGAAAAATACTGCATTGTTTTAGCACAATCTATTCCAAATACAACCACAATTACCGCCCCAGTGATGATTCAGATAGGAACAGGAACAACATTGTATCCGCTAGAGAATCGTTGCTGCGCACAGGTAACAGCATGTGGTGTTAGAACAAGAACAAAATACGCAACCAGAGTTGTAACAAGTGCTACTGGTGGAGTGTTCAAAATGTTAGGAAACCCGGCATGTAGCCCGAATAACAATCTGACTGCAATCAATGGTACAGCCCCAACAGCTGAAAATGTTGTACAGGCTGTGAAGAGGGGAGGTATCGTGAATGCATAAGACAGCAATGGAAATGGGAAAATGGGCTATGGAAAAAGCCAAAACACATGGATTTGATAATCTCAGTGCTCAAGATTGGGACGATCTGAAAGACTGCATGGAAGCAGTAAAATGTGCGATTTGCGCTGATAAAGATTATCGCATTGTAGAAGCTATGGACGAATGCGAACAGGAAGAAAAGTATCTTGGACGCATGGGATATGACAGATATCGTTATGCAAACGGCAGATTTGCCCCAAAAGGCAAAGGAAGCCGCATGGGATATAAACCATATCTGTACATGGAAGATGATGACTGGATGAACGAATATCTGAATAATCCAGAATTTGAACGCAATATGTACCGCATGGGATATCACCCAGAATATTCGGACAGGAATATGGGAAATGACGGCATGAATCGTCAGCAATCCAGATATGGTGAAACCTACGACAGATACAGCGAGAATCGCAGACATTACCATGATTCCAAAGACGCTGAATCCAAGAGAAAAATGGACGATTCCATGAAAGAGTATACAGAAGATATCATCCGCAATATGAAAGAAATGTGGGATGATGCAGACGCATCAATCAGACAGCAGATGAAAACTGACTTGACACGTTTTATACAGCAGATGAATTGAATATGAAATGAGCTTTGCCCTTGTTACAGGAATGTAGCAGGGGCTTTTTAGTTGAGAAAAGGATGGTGATAAGCCATGCTAAGACAATTTTACATGAACGGCGACCTATGGAGAGTGCAGTTTGTATCTCCACATGACAGCGTGTTAATTGACCGTACAGGCAATAGAACACTTGGAGTATCGGATTATTCCACCCATGTTATTTCAATCGCAAATAACCTGTATGGAGAACTTCTGAACCGTGTATTTATTCATGAGTTAGGGCATTGTGTGATGTTCAGCTATGGTCTATTACCAGAACTTCATCGCATGGTCAAGAAACGGTATTGGGTGGATGCAGAGGAATTTGTATGCAATATTCTGGCAGACTATGGACAGTTTGTTATTGGCACAGCCAGAGATATTTTAGGAAACCAGTTCACATATGTGGCTCCTATTGGGGCAGAAAGGATGATTGCATAGATGGCAAAAGCAGAAAACACAGTTATTTTTGATGGAATCAAGTACAATCCCGGTGATGAATTGCCGGATTTAGGCAGTTGGGTATGTACAGATGCAAGAGGTATGGTTCGTGATTACGAGGGACTTTCAAAAGACGTGTCAAAGCTCCCGCATTATGTACAGAGTGGTTCTTCGGCGTTGTGCCTTGATACTTCTGAATTATACGAATATCACAAACCTACCGATACATGGTACAAACTGTAAAGGAGAAGCACATATGGCATTAACAGCAAAGAAAGTATATGCAATATTAAAACGCCAGATTTCCGATATGGAAGCAAAATTAAATAGCCCTGTAAGATACAGAGGTACAGTTGCGACTGCTGATTTGCTTCCATTAAATCCAGATATTGGCGATATGTACAATATCGAGTCTAAGTCGGTCTACGGCGAAGCAGGAATGAATGTGGCGTGGAATGGGGTAGTTTGGGACACTATGGGCGCTCCAATTGATATGTCACTGTATCTCACAAAAGAAGAAGCAGAGACGGTAATACAAAGATTAGTTACGGAATATTTTGAAAAGAATCCAGTCAAGCCTGGAGCCACGGAAGAGCAGGCGCAGCAGATCGAGCAGAACAAGACAGACATTGCTTCACTGAAAACGGAAACTGGTTCACTAAAGGAAGATTTAGCTAATTATGGTTTTCCGATTCCGAATGTTAATTGGACAGATGGCTACTTGAAATCAGACGGAACGATTCAAAACGATTCTGCTTACAAAGTTTCTAATTTAATCCACATTCCAAGTGGTTTTAGGCTGGTATTTGATAGCTACGCATCACCATCGACCTATCACTTTTGTAATTATCTACCTGACGGAACTTTTGAAAGCGTAGGTTTGGGATATACAGGGCTTATGGGCAGACATGGAATTAAAATTGATGCGATTGAAGATAGATATGTTAAGATTTGCAATAATTTTGTAGAAATACAAGATGAAAAACTACACTTTGAAAAGTTGGAAATACAGCCAACAAAAATTGCTGATATTTCCAATGTATTGCCTTTGAGTGGAGTAACTTTTGCAAAAGGCTACTTGTCATCAAACACGCATAACAAAACTGATTCAGAAGTATATTATTGTTCCTCTATACTTTTTATTCAAAAAGGTCAGACTATCGAATATAAATGTAGTGGTTCAAGTAGTGCGTTAATGCTTATGGAAGTTACAAGGAATAGTGACTATATTGCATCGTTATTCGTTGGAGATGGTAAATACCATAGATTAGCATATACGGCTGACCATGATATGTGGGTAAGAATTTGCTCTCGCACTGAAAAGGGTGGTAATTATGTACCGCTTGATGAGTTTAAAAATAGTGTTAAATTTTACTATAAACCACTTTATCAGGCAGATGAGAAATTGAATGGAAAAATCATAGTTGTCATTGGAGACAGCTTAATTCACGGAAATAACCTTGGAAATGATGTAGCATGGTGTAAAATTCTTGAAAATAAATCTGGTGCATCGGTTTACAATTATGGAATCAACGGAAATGCTATATCTTCCGTAAGTGGTGCAATAGGTTCTCCTATGTCTGTTAGATATTCAGATATTGAAGAACTACCAACAGCAGATATCATTATCGTTGAGGGTGGTGCTAATGATAAGAATAATTCTTGCCAAATAGGAGCATTATCCGATGCAAATAATAATACATTTATTGGTGCTTGTAATGTGCTGATTGATGGAATAAGAGCATTAAATCCAACGGCAAGGTTATTATTTATGACAGCATATCCAAGATACTCCAATGCCGATAATAATGGAAAAAAAGAGCAGGATTTTGCAGATGCCATGATTAATGCTTGTCGAAATAAATCCGTTCCATGCTTTGATAATCTAGGGATTGGAATTGATTTCACTAATGAAAATTTAAAAACTTGGTGCGATGAAGGAATATATCTTGGTAACACTAGCAATCAGCACTTTAGTCCAAAAGGTTATGAATTTATCTATCATAAATACAAACATTGGATTGAATCGTTTTGCTAACTAAAGAGGGCTTTAGTTAAGCAATTCGCAAAATTACAAAAGAAAAGATAGAAAATCTCTCAATTCTTACAAAGGAAGAAAAAGATTATATTTTGAATTGATAAGTGAAAGGAGAACTATTATGGCAGTTGCACAAAATACAGTAATCATTGATGATGTAGAATATAAGCCAGGCGAACAGCTTCCGCAACTTGGCAGTATTCACCGAGTTTTCAAAGATGGTGGTAAACGTCATTACGAAGGACTTGCGAAAGATTCAGACAAACTTCCTCTGTACGTTGCTAACAATTCATCATGTTTTATGACCGATACAGGAGAGTATTACAAATTTGATGAGAGTAAGAAATTGTGGTATAAGCCTGATAAGATCGAACAAAGCAAAGTAACACCGATTGAAGTATATGGTGTTCTTAACGGAAAAATCCATCAGGTATCAGAAGACGTAGAAGGAATTGCAACACCACTTTTATACAAAGGTTCCGTATCAGATATTTCACAACTTCCGTTATCTCCTAAGATTGGATGGATGTATAACATATCTGAAAAATCTATTTATGGAGAGGCAGGTATGAATGTCGCATGGACAGGAGAAATATGGGACGCTCTTGGACCGGCTATTGATATGGCACCATACTTGAGAGAGGATTCCGAGATCATAACATCCTTGAAAACCAAAACGGAAAATCTGGAATCTGCGAATTACACCGACAGAGGTACATTAGCCGATACTGACGCATTTCTGATCAATGACGGTGTAGGAATGAAGAAGAGTGTGTTGAGTAAGCTGTCAGACTTTGTTCTTAATAAAATCGCCGATAAAGTGTTTACAAAGCTTCAGACGAACGACAAAACAATTCTGGGAGCGATTAATGAATTAAATATTATTATTAGCGCAAATAACGCCGCAGCTCATAATGCTATTTATCGTGGCAAGAACTTAGGTACACAGTTTACTGCGGAAATGTCTGCCAATATTAAGAATGGTACATTTAAGGATTTATATTGTGGTGACTACCTTGTAATCAATGGAACTACATATAGATTTATGGATTTCGACTATTTGTACAAAACTGGTGACACATCTTTAGATATTCACCACATCTTAGTAGTTCCTGATGCACCGATGTACAGTCATGTGATGAATGATACAAATACCACAGAGGGTGGTTATGTGGGTTCCAAAATGTATATTTCTGGACTTGATCAGGCTCTTGCAAAGATTAAGGCAGACTTTGGTGAAGCACACATTGTCACTTATAGAAATCTATTAGTTAATACTGCATCTGGTGGCGTTCCTAGCGGATGGGCTTGGTATTCAAGACAGATTGACCTCATGAATGAAGAGATGGTTTATGGAACAAGAGCTTGGTCACAGACTTCTCAGAATGGTTTCGACACTGGTGTAAATAAGTCTCAGTTGGCAGCATTCAAACATAATCACTCTTTCATCTCATCTTGCAGATCATGGTATTGGCTCAGGGCGGTTCGATCCTCTGCGGGTTTCTGCCGTGTGAACAGCTATGGTAATGCGGACACCAACAGTGCTTCTATTTCTGGCGGGGTGCGCCCTTGGTTCCTTATTAGCTAAGTGTAGCGGAGCGAAACGCAGCGATCTTAAATCTCCATACAACTATGATTTATGCAAAGATTAATCAAGAGTCGGTCAGATACAATCATCACAAATATGTTATTTAAGGAGAATTATATGAGAGGACTAAAACGTCAAAAACAAACAATATACTGGTCTAGGGTAACTGAAGACCTTGACGGAATAGACACAATCAAGAAATATCAGAATCCAGAACTGCATTGTCTATCCGTGTCAGCAACAGCCGGAACACCGGAAGAATTATCTGCCGGGTACGTCCCGGACTATGACAGATACATCACGAATTTTGACCGTAGCTTCAAACCGCAGACCGCCGATGTATTCTGGATAGACTGCAAACCGGAACTGACCGAATCTGGAGAACTTGTTTTAGGTGAAGACGGAGAACCTACAGTCCCGCCAGACTACCGTCTAAAAAAGATTCTCGATACCCAGAAAGGAAATGTGGCACGATATGGCATCAAGTATATAGGAGATGGTTCAGATGGCGAATAGAACGATTAAAATGACCTTATCTCACAATTCTATACAGGATGCGATAAAACAGCTTAGGGAGTACCAGAACGGTCTTAAAAGCAAGAACGAGCTGTTTGTCAAGCGACTGTCTGAGTTGGGAATCCCGGTCATAAATCAAAACATTGCAGTAGCTCAGGGAGATTCTGACAAAAACCATAACACCTATATCAGAATCAATAACTTTGGTGGCTATTCTCAGGTGACGCTTGTATGCGAAGGCTCTGACCTTTTATTCATTGAGTTCGGGTCGGGCATTCACTACAACACTACTGTAGGAACCAGCCCGCATCCCAAAGGGCAAGAATTTGGATATACAATCGGTTCATACGGGCAAGGAAACGGAAAGAATGAATCGTGGGTTTATTTTGCCGATTCTGGCGAATGGGTACGCTCTTACGGTACCGAAGCTACCATGCCGGTATATAAGGCAAGCGTAGAAATCATGCAGAGTATTAGGAAAATTGCAAAAGAAGTGTTTGCATCATGAAAGTTAATACCTGATAATACTGAATAATACCTCTGTCTTTGATATACTATAACATATAAAAGCATCTACCTGAGCGGTGGGTGCTTTTTCTTATAACGAGGTGATTCTATGCCAGACACGATCAATAACCCAGTATCAGAAGTATTTTCTAGGTGGAGTAAAGATATTCAACCAACAGTCGGCAAAGGCAATTTTTCCATAGAAAAAAGCCAGACAATAGCATCTGGTAAAACGAAATACGCCAGATTATTCATGATGGGGAATCCCACACAGTCAACAAGTCTTGAAGGTCACGAATGCGCAACAGTTCTTTCGTTTCAAACGGAAAGTTACGCATCTGGAACAAAGGCTTTATCGACTGCATACGAAATCGACAGCAAAAGTCATCAGGCCATGATTTCAATGGGCTTTCGCCGGACATACGGGCCAGAAGAAGTTGCAAACTCCGAAAAGAGTTTCAAACGAATCATAAGCCGATACAGCAGAATTTACACCGGGCAATTATTGGAAGCGTAACAGCTTCTATTTTTTATACCAAAAAAGAAAGGAGAGTGTCCTATATGAGTAAAGATAAATTACAATGGCTGAAAGCTGCGGGAATCAGAGCTGTTAAGACAATTGCTCAGACGGCAGTTGCAACAATCGGAACCGCGACAGTCCTTGGAAACGTTGACTGGAAGATGGTCGTATCCGCGTCCGTTCTTTCCGGCGTTTTATCCTTGCTTACATCTGTAGCAGGGCTTCCAGAACTGAAAACAGGCACAGATGAATAGAAAGGACGGTGATCCTTTTATCTCCCGGATGCAGGGTTACGCATCAGAGCCGTGTGGCTCTTTTTTATTGTGATTTTATAGCTGAAAAGCAGAAAGGAGCCGAATATGGCAGATAAAGGAAATATAGCAGGCGTAAGTACCGTTGGTTCGCTTACCGGATATGCAGTTGAAACAACAGCAGGTACTAAACCGACAGCTTTTAAACTTCTTCACAGAATCAATGCTTCTGATGAGATTAAAATTGATGTAGAAACAATCGACGCTTCCGCACTTGAAGATGAAGTCGAAAGAACTATTGCAGGACGTGGTTCTACAGGTGGTACATTCAATGTAACCGTGAACGTAACTGATGAAACCATCACTGAGTGGGAAACCTTAATTACCGAATACAAAGCAGGAAAAACAGATGGAAAATCTATGTGGTATGAAGAATACTTCCCGTCTCTTAAGAAAGCGTTCTTCACCAAAATCGAGCCGCCGACAATCATTCCTAAACCAGCAAGAGATCAGAACGGACTGTTAATCGTTGAAATGTCTCTTACTATCAATGAATATGTCGGCCCGAGTGAAGCAGTAGTTCCAACTGACAGCGGCCTTTAAACACATTTGGGAGGACAAATAATATGTATAAACTTTTAAAAATCAGCGGCAAAGACTACAAACTTGAATATGGAATTGAAGCATCACTGTTTGATGATTGTGTAAAATCCGTAATGAATATGCTGGTTTCCACAAGTGGCGGAACAGACAGAAGCCTTAAAGAAATGGTTTCTGGAATGAGTAGTATTCCAAATACTGCGCTCAATGCATTTTATGCCGGATTACTTCAATATCACGGCAACCATTCTGACGGTGATGGCACTGTCCCGGATTTAGATACCGCCAAAAAACTTGCAACACAGTATATGACTGAACATAAAGATGATGAGCAGGGAAACTTCTACGGTCTGTTTTCTATGTGCATTGAACAGATGGAGGAAGATGGTTTTTTCAAATTAACCGGTCTGGAAACGCTCATGGACAACATGAATGCGGCAATGGACTCTGTGAAAGCGAAGAAAGCGCCGAAGAAACCGACAGATCATCTGAAAAAAGCTACAGCGAAATAATCTGGGATGAATTATACCCAATGGCTGTGCGCATTGGGATGTCAAGAAAAGAATTTCTCAGGAGCACTCTTAAAGACCTGAGAATCCGTATAGAACAATATGGAATCTCAAAAAATGAAGAAATTCAGTCGCAGTTAATAAACATGGACTATCAGGCATGGCTGACCGGATTGTATGTCAAGACGAGTATTTCGTGCGCATTATTTCCGAGAAAGGTTAGTTATCCGAGCAAACCAATTACGCAGGAAAAACAAAATAATTGGGTTAAACAAAATCCAAATACACCAAAGAAATCAGAAGCAGAACTAAGACAAGAAGAACGTTACTACGAACTTCTTATCAGGCAGGCAAATGCAAATATATCTGAAATAGGTAATGAAAAGGGCAAGCAGGATGAATAGTAGTCTTGCTTGCCCTTTATTTTTTGAAATAAAGGAGGTGCTTATATGCCTGACAACACAATAGACAGCCTTGCGATAGAGGTCAGCAGTAACGTATCAAATGCAAGTAAATCCATTGATGATTTATGTAATAAACTGAATCGCCTGAGTAGTCGTATGTCTGAGAGTATCAAGCATCTTAGAGACTTTTCAGCTTCCGTAGGCACGGTCAATTCTGCTGTTCAAGCACTTAAATTAGACAGGCTTGATTTATCAACGATAAACAGTCAATTGCAACAGTTTGTTCAGTCTATGAGTGCGCTCGGTAGCCTGAACTTGAGAAACAACGGATTAAACTCATTCGTAAATGCAATCCGCAGACTGAACGAAACATTAAACTCCACAGGTGATGTGTCTGGAAAGATTCAGGGCATGATTTCTGAGCTATCCACTCTTGGCAGTATTCCAGATGTATCGAACAATGTAAATCGGTTCATTTCTTCGTTAGCAAGATTGGCTAATGCCGGCAGTTCTATTGATGCAGTTGCATCAAAGCTTCCAAAACTTGGTGAAGAACTTAGAAAAATCGTAGTTTCATTCTCTGGAATAGGCAATATTTCTCAGCCAATTAATACATTTGTTCAGTCAATATCTCAGTTGGCAAATGCAGGGGACAAAACCGGAAAGACAGCAACTCAGCTTAATAATCTGGCAAATAGCTTAAAATCATTCTTACAGACGATGAGTACCGCTCCTAGAATCAGTAGCAGCACAATTCAAATGACTCAGGCTATTGCTCAGTTGGCAAATTCTGGGGCGAATGCTGGTAGAGCGGCAAGGTCTACTGCAAGTGCATTTTCAGGATTGGGGCAGGGTGCGGCCACTTCTACAGGAAAGGTCAGAAAACTTGCAAACGCCGTTGGAAGTGTAGGAAGCAAGGCAAAGAAAAGTTTGCCTAGCATCATGTCTCTGGTGGCGAAATTCTGGACACTGAAATTTGTTGTCGGAAAATTCGGGAGTGCAATTGAAAGTTCCATGAATTTTCTTGAAGATTACAATTACTTTCAAGCAGCATTCCGTCAGGTAGCGGATAAAGCAGGAGAGACTTGGTCAGAAGCAGGGTATGATTCTGCGGAAGCTTACGCAAATTCATTTAGTAATAGAGCTAGAGAACTTACATCCAAAATGTCTGGGTTCGATGTTTCTGATAATGCGATTTTGATCGCAAATAAATCAGGTAAATCACTCGGTATGGACCCGTCCATGCTCTTGAATTATCAAGGCCAGTTTGCACAGTTGTCGTCCTCCATGGGAACAACTTCTGAACAGGCATTAAAACTGTCGAATGCATTAACCATGATCGGTGCTGACCTTGCATCTGTTAAGAATCTTGATTTTAGCACAGTTTATGAGAACTTATCCTCTGGATTAGTAGGTATGAGCCGTGCTGTAGACAAATATGGTGCAAACATTCGTGTGGCAAACTTACAGCAATATGCAGCAAATCTTGGTATACAAACGTCTGTTTCTAATATGGACCAAGCAAGCAAGGCAATGCTGAGAACAATAGTGATACTGGATTCCACCCGGTACGCATGGGCAGATATGGCAAATACAATCAATATGCCAGCCAACCAGTTGCGTATACTTCGTGCAAACTTAGTATCTTGTGCCAGAGCATTAGGGAACATCTTTATGCCTGTAGTTGCGGCAGTGCTTCCATACATCAATGGTCTTGTGATCGCATTCCGGAGACTTTTGACATATATCGGTTCACTTCTTGGAGTTGATACCAAAATCGGAAAAATGTTCGGTTCTATTGGTGGCGGAAGCGAAAATCTTTCAAATGCACTTGATTCCATAGACGATTCTGGAATTTCGGACGTAGATGATGCTACAAAAGATACAGACAATAATCTGAAAAATGCAACCAAGAGCGCAAAAAAATTAAAACAATTCCTCGCATCCTATGATGAACTTGAAATTATGAGCAAAGACGATAGTTCTCTGTCAGACCTTGCAAATTCTAAAATTAAAACGCCAAAAATTGACACATCTGCAATTGACGCAGGAATCCTCAATGATGCCCTTGATAAGCTTTTGAATGAATACCAGAAAAAATGGGATGCTGCCTACAATTCCATGGAAAATAAGGCTATGGCGTTCGCTAATAAGGTTACAGACGCATTTAAGAAACTTGCAAAAGCCGCAGAACCTACCACAAAAGCACTGAAAAATCTCTGGAACAATGGATTGAAACAACTCAGAGATTTCACATGGACAGCATTAAAAGATTTCTGGAATCATTTTTTAGTTCCGCTTGGCAAGTGGACACTTGGGGAAAAAGGATTACCACGACTAATCAATGCTTTTAATGATTTTCTCATGAAAATTAACTGGGATAAAATCAACGCTTCCCTTGTACAGTTATGGGATGTGTTAGAGCCATTTGCTGAGAATGTCGGAACAGGATTACTTGATTTCTTTGATGATTTCTTTGACAAGGTGGCAGACGGAGTAAACAAACTCCCTGATCTGATTGACAAGTTTAAAGAGTTTATCGCGGGATTCTCACCAAAGCAAGCACAATCTATCGGTTATTTCCTCGGACAGCTTCTGACTGCATTTATGGCGTTCAAAGGACTTACATGGTTCGGGGGCATTTTCGGTAAAGATGGAGTGATAGGCAAAGGCATTACCATGTTAGCGGCACATCCATACGCTTCGATAGCGGCAGGGCTGGGACTTACCGTCGCCGCGCTTGATAAGTTTGGAGTGATTGATGTTGATTGGGACGGATTATGGACAAGAATTGGAAATCTCAAAGACGTAATTGTGAATTTCATCAAAAATATTGATTGGGATTCATTGGTAAAAACAATCGGTGATGTATGGGATGTATTTCAGCCGTTTGCTGAGGGATTCGCAGACGCATTTATAAATTTCTTTGACATAATGCTCAATGACATTGGAGCGCCACTAATTAATACATTAGTAAAAGTACTGGATGCATTTGCAAAAGTGTTAGGAAAACTTTCTCCTGAGTCAATATCTGCAATAGGAAATGCGCTTGGAATTTTCTTCGCAGTAAAAGGAACTATTAAATTTTCGAAAAATATATGGAGTGTGGTTAGTTCAATTAGTGGACTACGAACGATATTCAATGGTCTTGGCTCTGTATTATCTACAGCTAGTGGTGCGTTACAGACATTTTTTGGTTCTGGACTCGGTTCTACACTTGCGGCAGGATTCGCAGACAGTATGGTTGTCTTAGGCACTGCAATGGCGGGATTCAACCTTGGGAAATGGATAAGCGTTAATCTGTTCGGCGGCGAAGATAAAACCTTCGGGGAATTTTTGGAAGATAATGTATTCGGTTATCAAAAAGGGGATTTTACCGGAGCTATCAACGAATGGATGAAAGATATATTCGGAGTTGGAAATAAGCTTACAGAGGACGACTTAAAAGTATTCCAGGAATATGAAGATGCCATTCTTAGTCTGGTTCACGCAAGCCAGATTTCGGGTGAACAAGCATATCCTTTATTAACATTCCTTTCTGAATTAAAAGACAATGGATATAGCACAGAACAGGCGTTATTTGAACTTGAACTTAAGCTTAATAATCTTGGAGTTTCGTCCGAAGATTTCGAGAATGCGATAGCAGGAGTAAACAAACCAGTCAAAGACCTTGGAGATACAGCGGAAACATCCTCTAATCAGTTTTCAAATATGGCTGATCGGATTAACAATGTGTCGTTTGAGGATATCTCAGAACAGCTTACAGGATTCCAGACACTTATCCAGACCGTTGACTTTGCAACTCTGGTAACGGACACAGCAAATGCAATTGATGAGATGGGTGGTATCTGGGAAAATGGAAAACAGATTCTCGGCGAAAAAGCATTACAGATTTATCAGGAAATTGCAAAGGGATTAGAGCCGGACGATAACGGTTACTATACTTTAGCAAACGGGCAGATGGTGCAATTTGGAAAAGGTATTTCCGACTATGAAAGCACTCTGCAAAGCACAATGGATTCGACTCTGCAAGGAGCAATCAATGGCGTTCTGGATAACAATTCTGGCTTTGAATTAGTTACAGAACTCGGAAAGAATCAGATTCTTGCCGTAGGTAGCGGAATTGAGCAGAACGGCAGTAAAGTCACTGAAAAGCTTAACTCAACAATTCAGTCATCTGCGAAAGGCGCAGAAGAAACTGCGAAATCAAGCGGTAAAACCCTTGGAAGCAACATTGCGGAGGGATTGCAGTCTGGAATTGACGGAAAGAAAGACTCCACAAAGACTTCGATTCTTGATTTGATGAACAACAGCGTAAAAGTCCCCGCACAGGAAGCAGTAGACTCTCATTCTCCGTCCAGATGGTTCAAGCGGCTTGCGGAATACTGCGGTCAAGGATTCCAAAGCGGATTAGAACCGGGCTTTTCTGCGTCGTTCACATGGTTCGGAAGAATCCGAAGCAGAATCAGCAATTCCATTGGAAACTTGTATAATATCGGCTGGAACTCTATTATCGGTTTGAATAACGGAATCGTAGGCGCAGCACAACAGCTTTATGTAAACGTGCAAAAAATCGCTCAAAATATATCAAATACGTTCCGCAGAGTTCTTAAGATTCACAGTCCATCACAGGTGATGATGGAACTCGGTGGATTCACAGTTGAGGGATTCCAAATTGGTATGCAAAATATGCTTCCAAAAGTCGAATCAACTATCAATGACATAAGCGCAGAAGTGCAAAAGATTAACACGCCATCCGCAGACATTATCACAAAGAGTACATCCTATCAGGAAGTAAAAAGCAGAATGTCTGTTGATACAGATGACTTTGTGGATGACATCCGGAAAGAAATCATGGCAATCAGCAGTAACACGTTTGACAATAACCAGATGATCGGGCAGGCGGTCAAAAACGCTCTGAACGGCATGGCAATCTATGCAGACGGACATCTGATTGGATATTTGAAAGAAGAAAATCAGCAGTTCAGAAACCGTAATGGCTACGGAATATTTGAAGGGTAGGTGATAGAATGAGTGACTTTATTTCAGGAAGCAGTTTCCAAGGTTATTTTTTAAAGTTCGGGGGAAGTGTTCTCCCGAACAAATTCTTAGCCTATAATGATTACTCCGCAACTCCGAATCAGCGAACAGAGATAGAAGCGTACAGAGACTTGAATAACCTCTTGCACAGAGACACAAGCCCAAATTTTAAGACCAAAATAGACTTCAACACACGACCGATGTGGTTACCGGACAAAATAAAGATGCAGTCTGTTTTCAAATCGGGCTTAGTCAATAAGGCACAGCGGAAATACAAAGTTACATACTGGGACGACGAAGAAAACACCTACAAAACAGGTGCTTTTTATATGCCTGATATTGAGTATAAGCCTATCAGAGTTGTAGGAAATAACATTTTGTATAACAAAATCAGAATCGCACTGATTGAATACTAACAACCAGAGTGCATGGGTGTCACAGCTCATGTGCTCTTTTATTTTATAGACGGGAGGATGATTATGGCAGATACAGTATCTTTTGACAGCTTATTGAATACGACAGCCGGCATGACTGCTATTGTTAACAACAAGAAGCACGACGATGATGTAGTCAGTGTCGCGGGCATTGACTGGTTTACCTATGCAGGAAAGACCGCCAGTACTATATATGTTTCTGGTAACAATTTTATCGGATTCGGCCAAAACGCCGAACAACTCAAAATCTGGCGCAGGGATGGCGCGGTTTATTATATTTATCGACAGCAAGGAACGCTTACGTCGGGAAAAAGATTCCTCAAAATCAGAGTTGAAGGAACTGTGATTTATTCAGACGCATCCTCGACATATGCACTAAAATACGAAATATTCTTGATAGAGGGACAGACATTATTTATCAATGTTGTTCAGAGACCTACAAGCAGTTCATACACTGGCATATCATCAATCACTGACGGTAAAACCACAACAAACCTAACTCTTTCCGTAACTTCTACAGTGCCAATTTCGATTCTAGTAAAAAACGCAGGTGTGTCGCAGATAGTTAGCTATGAGAAATTTGTTGAAGACAAATACGTCACTGGAATTACTGTGTCAAAAATGCCAAATAAGACCACGTACTATCAGGGTGAATTATTCGACAGCACAGGACTTGAAGTATCAAAGACATACAATGATGGAACATCAGAATCCACTACCGATTATGAATTATCAGGATTTGACAGCAGTTCCGCAGGCACAAAGACCATAACCGTTACCGCATCCGGCAAAACCACAACATTTGAGATTACCGTCTCAGAAGCCTCTATTACCGCCGTATCCGTTACTACTATGCCAACCAAGGTAAATTACCACATTGGAAAAGAATTTGATTCTACGGGCATTGTGGTTACTGCAACGGCAAGTGACGGAAACACTATAGATGTCACAAAAGATTGCACATATTCTGGGTTTGACAGCAGTTCTCCAAAAACAAATACGATAACGGTAACCTATGGAATATTAACAACTACGTTCGATATTACAATTATGCAACCATTGAGTATAACTGGCGGAAACTATTCATCAGACACATACTTTGTTGGAGAAACTACAGATATATCCGTATATAGCATAACTGTTTCATATTCGGACGGCTTCGAGTATGTAACAAGTGGATATACAGTTAATAATGTAGTGGTCACAGAACCGGGCTCGTTACTGATAACGGTTGAGTATTTTGGAGTGTCAACGACCGTTTCAACAAAAGTTTTAGATTCCTTTTCGGTGAAAATCGGAACGCCTACTAAAGATGATGTAACTGCAATATTCGATCTCGAAACAAATATATTGAGTATTTCGGGAACCGGCGAATTTAATAATAACTTATCTGACAATGCAGAAGGTATAGCCTGCCCAAATTCATTATACACAAGATGTAAGCAGATTGTATTTAGCGACGGTATTACTAAGATTCCGAGTAATTTCGGTAGTAGATTTTCAAGCTTAGAAAATCTTGTATTTGGAAATGATATATCCGAAATTGGTGTCGGTAACTTCAATAAATATCTAGGGACATCTTTATCTTTTTCAGAATCTTTTGTAAAAATTTCAAGTGGTTGCTTTAACGACTGTCCGAATCTGTCAGAATTGACATTTCACGAAGGACTCGAAGAAATTGGGAGAAGTACATTCTGTGGTTGTTCTTCGTTGAAAAATTTGATTCTTCCATCGACACTCAAGAGTATGTCATATTGTTTTCAAGGGGGCACTCTTGAAAACTTGGAAATAGGAGGCAACGATGCAATATTTGCATCGTCTGGCGAAGGGGGCACTATATATAATATTTCTGCAAAAAATCTAGTTATTCGCGGAGGTACTATTTATAGTAATGTTTTTAACAGGAAGAACATCGAAACGTTGGCTTTAAACGGGACTGTAAAATGGAATGGCACTGGTCAATTTGCTACATGTTCAGAATTAAGATCTATATCAATAGGGAAAGGTATATCAAGTATTCCTGTTTCCTGCTTTGCCAGTTGCGGTCTTCTGAACAATGTTGTTATTCCGGATAGTGTTACGGAAATTGGTGTAAATGCTTTTAGCGAATGTACCTCACTAAATTCGATAGAATTATCTAATAAGATTAAAAAAATTCCAGATTATTGTTTTAGTAAATGCGGCTTTGAAACGTTTACGATTTCAGATGACTTGTCAATAGAAGAACTTGGAAACGCACTATTCCAAGCTTGCCCCAAATTAAAAACAGTATATATTGGAAAAAATGTAAAAACTATTGCTAGTGGTGCTTTCGATGGTAATTCTGGTATAACGATTAAAATTAACCAAACAAAAGATTCCATATCTGGTTCTCCTTGGTCAGCCTCAAACGCAACAGTTGAATGGGTGGAAGTTCAACTTGTCAAAATTGAGATTAGTTCATTGCCGCATAAGCTGAAATACAAAAAAGGGGAAGAATTTGATAGCTCTGGATTGATTGTAAGCGCAACTTATGACGATGGAAGAGTAGAAGAAACAACAAGCTATACATTATCAAATCCAGATATGTCAACCGCTGGAGTTAAGACCGTTAATGTAGCTTACGAAACACAATCCACTACCTTTGATATTGTAGTCATAGAGATCATCAAAATAGAAATCACGGCTTTGCCAACTAAAGTAGAATATTCCAAAGGAGATACACTAGACACTTCTGGGATGCTAATTTCGACAGTCTGGACAGATGGCTCAAAAGAAGTTTTAACAGACGGATATACTGTGTCTGATTTGGATAGTAGTGAAGCAGGAGAAAAGACTATTACAGTTACATATCAGTCGTTTACTGCAATGTTTACCGTTGAAGTAGTTCCTGATACTGTCGGAATCCGTATTTCTCATTACCCAAATAAGATTTATTATAGAATTGGGGAATCGTTCGACCCAACCGGGTTAACTGTAGCGGCAGTAAGACAGGACGGAACCGAGAAAGAAATTACAGATTATGATATTTCTGGTTTTGATAGTTCCGCCGCTGGTTCTAAGACCATCACAGTTTCTTACAATTCCACAGTCAACGGAACTTCCAAATTTGTTGGTTCCGACAGTTTTCAAATTAAAGTCACGAACGACGGAAAAAACCCGTTTGACGATAGCTCAAGTGGTGGTTCTGGTGAAGTTGAAGAAGAAAAAACTGAACCGATCAATGTTACAGTGCACTGGATTAACGGCGAATTTGCTGACCTTACAAATGAAAATATCGACCAGAATACGTTTACTTTGCAGGAGTCTATTTGCTCAGAACAGTATTTTGTCTTCGGCGGTTGTGTCTGCAATCAGATAACGTTTCAGGCTCACCACGACCAGTTTAACGGTACCTCGGAAGAGTTTTATCCACATGGGAAAATTGAAGTGTACATTGAGAGAAAAGGAACAGAAATCAAAATTTTCACAGGAGAAATCGACAGTGCAGAACGAAAAGCAAATTCCTTGACACGTAATTTTATCGCATATGATTATCTGTATAAATTACGAAATACTGACATTGCTCGATGGTATAAAAACCAGACGACTGATAAGAAGAAAAAGCTGACTCAAAAGCAATTCAGGGATAAATTATTTGAGTTTTTGGGACTCGAACAAGTTAGTACAAAACTGCATTGGGACGACACCTATGTGCCTGATACGAATAACTCAAATGAGATGAATGTAGTGAACATTCTGAAAGATTTATGCTTGCAGAATGACCGTTTTGGATGGATGAACAGGGATGGCAAGTTTGAGTATCTGAAGCTTCACCAGAACAGCTATAAATACGGGCAGACCACTGGTAATCAGAACATTTATAAATACTACAACAATGAGGAAGTGCATCTTGATACATTCAAAAGTTTTACCGCAAAAGAGGGTAGAATTTGGTTCCCGAATGTTATATTTTGTGACCCCGACCCGAATAGAGCCTTTGGCTTTACGCAAGGCGACTACACAGCGCAGGAAGCGTATGATAACAACGTTTATTACAACAGAAACAGCTTCTTTGTAGGGAATGAAGACTGGCTAAATTACGTTTGGGATGCAGACGAATATGGCGGCATTTCAAGGGCTGAACCAATTATGAAGATTTGCTATGGTGTATTCGTAAATCAAGATTTGCGGAAATATTATCGTGCGCAGGGATATACCGCCGAGGTTCAGGGAAACCCACTGAACATGGTTGGACAGGCAGTCGAACTTTACTATAAAAAGCAGATTCAGCACGACGATCAGGAACCTACAGAACTGCAATGGTACGTTCATTCATACATCATGAGCAGGACGCTCAAAATCGGCGCTACAGACATGATTGACACCTATTCTGCTAATAATGCACCGTTTAATAGTAACAGTCAGCAGTTGGGGAAATATACTCCTGAAATATCTGGGACGGTTAACCTTACACGCTCTGAAATGCCGACAATCAGCTATGCAGAGTTTACAGACGGTTCGGCTTCTGAATTTTCGCCGGCAACGATTAATGATTTTACGGACGGTTCCGGTGGTTCTGGTAGCACTTCTGAGCAATTGAAAAAGGCACAATTAAGGTGCATAAAGCGAATAAAAAAAGCTGATTATGACGCTCTTGTAGCCGCAGGAACTGACCGGGCAGATACATTGTATTTCACATTCGAGGAGAAATGATAGGATGATATATAAGGCATTTTTGAACAGACAGGAAATCACTGGGTTTCCTGTCAAAGGCAAGGACGTAACGAAGATTTATGGTGGCGATATTTTACTGTGGGAAAAATCTGGAATACCTCCAATGAAAGAAATTTGTGCTGTAAGAACAGTGTGGACACACGTCGACTATGACGGCACTCAATATCCTTGTGAATGTGAAATTTCTGTTCGTAATCAGACCGAAGATGGAAAAATATATTTCACAGATATTGAAAAAGCTGGAATATATGTCAAACAAGAATCTGGCCGTTCATATTATGAATCAGCATGTATTATGTTTAAAGCGAAAAGAGTCCCTAGCACTATATTACAGTATATTAACCAGAAAAATGTATTGTACACGTTAAGAATGAGAAACATGAAAGGAGAACTTCTTGACGAAACCATTAGTTGGGAAATGAGCCACAATAGCGTGAAAGGGAACGGAAATATATTTGGAGTTGGTACCTCAAATAGTGATGGAACATTTTCGGTTTTACCACGACCTTTGAATTATGGACCTGGTCCTTCGACTTCCAACTTTCCTGCAACAATATACACATCAGGAAGCGGTGCATTCAAATCGGCAGAAGATGTTCTTAAATATATGCTTGAAGAATAGGTTCCTTTAGGATGCAAAATAAGGAATTTTTGCTTATTTCAATATTAATTTCGCCAAATAAGAGCCCCAAAACCGCAAATAAGAGCGCATTTTCCATAAAAACCGAAATAAGCCTTATTCGCCCAAATAACCTCGAAATCTCAGCCCTGACCGTACTAAAATGTAACTATATCAAAAATAAAAAATGAATAATTTGTAAACGTAAATTTTGCTTGTTTTTAGAATAAATCAATCATCTTAGAAATTATAAAAAATCAGATGAAAGTTTTCTGTCAACAGGCGATTTTCGTTTACATAATATCTCAATGTAACGTTACAATAACGTTACCAGTAACGCAATGTAACGCAATAGAATAAGAATAAGAAATAGAATAAGAATATAATTAATATATATGAGATATATATTAATCGTCAAATAAGCCTTATTTGACCCTGACATTCTTAATTCATTTCAGCCCAAATTGAACCATTTTATTAACGGCCTCGTATTTGGCTCATATATCGATTTTACGTGTAATTCGATAAAATACTCGAATGACATATAAAAATTGATTCTATGGGCAGATATGGAGCTTACAAGGTATATTTAACAGAAAGGAGCAACGTGATATGACAAACGAGCAGAAAGCAGTTCTCAGAAAGATTATTTATGCAGTCGAAACCGGTGGACAGGTTTACGGACAGCAGGATTATTCGGACTTCACAGAAGTCTACACTAATTCTTCTGATGAACACGCAATTACAATCGGGGCAGGACAGTGGTACGCAACCGAAGCGCAAACACTTTTGAAACGGATTCATGACGCAGATACGGCACAATGGGACAGACTGGACAGTATCGGATTATGGGAGCAGGTGCAGGAGGCAGACTGGTCTTGTTTTAACATTTCCAGAAACAGCCAGTTTGCAAATTTAATCGTACGGCTCATATCGTCCAAAACCGGTGTTAAATGCCAAGATAGCCTTATGGACGAACAATTAGCCACCTATGTAGATGAAGCCTTTAAACAGGGCGTTACGGACGCTAGAGGACAAGCTATGTGCGTGAACTTTAGACACCAAGGCGGACAGGGAGCAGTAACGAGGATTCTGGCAAAGACTCAGAAACCATATACATTGGACAATCTCTATGCAGCTTGTCAGACCGATACAGGAAACCAAGTCGGGGCATATAAGAGTAGACAGAAGTTTGTTTATAACGCATTAAAGACATATTTTCCAGAAAGTGGGGAAACAGGTATGAACGCAATTGACAAATTAATCCAGATCGCAAAGAATGAAATTGGATATCTCGAAAAGGCAAGCAATAGCCAACTTGATAGCAAGACGGCAAACGCCGGAGAAAATAATTATACAAAATACTGGAGAGATGTAAAGCCATCTTATCAAGGACAGCCATGGTGTGCCGGCTTTGTGAGTTGGTGCTTCATGAAAGCTTTTGGACAGGAGAAAGCAAAGGAACTCTTAAAACACTGGCCTTATGTATACTGTCCGACAATGGCGGATTTATTTACTTTGAACAGCAATCCAAAAGTTGGGGATATTGTTATTTTCTACAGAAACGGAGTGTTTGCGCACACCGGAATTGTAATAAAGGTATCAGGAGATCAATTCTGGACAGTCGAAGGGAATACTTCTGGTGGCTCTACAATTATCGCAAATGGCGGTGGCGTGTGCCAAAAAAACTACTACAACAGTAATCTCCCGGGAACGAAATTCTGTACCCCAAACTACAGTTTAGTTAAAAATACAACATCAGATTCTGACTCAGATACAGTCAAAAAACAGAACACAAGAGCCTACATTGCACAGATAAAAAAAGACACAAAATGTTATACAAAATCAAGCAAAAATAGCCCATCTAAACTGTTTCCAAAGTTGAAAAAAGGTGCAGTTGTAGAGGTAATGAAGTACACAGAAACTGACAGTTCGGGATTGAAATGGTACTTCATTCGCATTCCTTATCCGAATGACGACGGGTTCGTTTTTGAATTTATTCCGAAAGGAACATTCACCAGAATCACAGATATTTCTAAATGACAGTTGTAATATGACTTTTATAATGCTATAATAAATGTGTTCGATATAGTAGTTCGTATTGCAAACCCTTTTATTTATTAAGTGTTGAAAATGAAAATGACCGCCAATTACTCCTTCCCGGGTTGGCGGTCATTTTGCTGTCAACTTATGTAATTTTCATATTTTTCTTTGATTTCTTTTGACCCATTCTGCCTTATCCGAACAACATCCCCGGAATCCATAACGAAATTATCACCTGCTGACTGAATGTGATCCATGTTCACCAGATAGCTCTGATGGCAACGCAAGAATCGCTTATCAGACAGTTTTTCTTCCAGATCGTTCAGCTTGCAAGTGGTCACGAAACATCGGTTATTTGTAGCGAAAATATGGCAAACTCTTGCCTGACTCTCGACGTACTCGATTTCATCGTATTTGATCCGGTTTATCTGCCTGCGGAATTTGAATGTCAATGTTTCATCCCTCATCTGTGACAAAATCTCGTCAATAGCCCGGTATATTCTGCCGTATTCCTTGCCCTTGACCGCATACTGCATAGCACCGACGTCAAATGCTTCTTGCAAATGAGAATCGTCGGCTGTCCAGAATATAATCTTTCCATCATATCCAATATTCCGGAGCCGGTTCGCAATCTCCAAACCGTTCTCATTTTCCAGAATCATATCCAGTACAATTACATCGTACCATTTACCCTCTTTCACATCTTCAACAAGCGGATAACCTGCTGAATACTCGTTGATTTCATAGCGATAATCTCTTTTGCGCCGTAAGAATCCCGATACGCACTCTTTAAACAAGTCAACTTCAAGCTGGTTATCGTCACATATGGCTATTCTCATATGCGCACCCTCCTTTCGTAGTCTCAATTTGTCAAAATACGCCATGATTTTGACAGTACACACATTTTTCTTTTTGTTTGTGGTATTATTGTCCCACAAACAAAGTGTAGCACTTGAAATTGTTAGTGTAAAGCATTAAAGTTTGACATAATTCGCAAAATATGGTTTCTGTGTCCGGGTGGATGTGTGGATAAAGAAACTGCCTGTAAGAACGACAGGCAAAGAGAAAGAGGGGCGGTTGCCCCTCTTGTTTATTTCGCTAAATATAAAACTGAAACAGTATCTATTTTTACGCACATTCCATTCTCTAACGGTAGATTCCCAATTTCACTGGAATACAAAGAATTAATGCTTTCTAAGTCAGAGCCAAGACTTTCTTTATATTTTTTTGAAGCGACATGGTATTCTTCTGAATGTTCGTAATCATCATTCTTATAATCATCGTAGCTGTCATATACGCTGATAATTCCTGCTCCGTCGGTTATTGAAAAGGTGTACTTTCCGGCAGGAATATCTTCGCCAATAATATAAACACCTGGATTTAGCCTGCCGACATCATCAAGAGAATCGTTTTCCTGAGAATTAGAATTTTCACTTTCCACGTCTTTTAAAACGGCTTCTTTTAATTTAGTTCCGTCTGAAAGACGCGTGATTGATAGCGAATCATCCCAAATTGAGCAAGCCAGAGTATCATTTTTGAAATTCCAAACGTTTGTTAGAACTACTCCATCATAACCACTCTTATAGAAATCATCAGTAACATAATCATAATCATACCAATCCTGCTGAGATGCTTCCGACAATACACCGGAAACCTTTGAAGCAAATGTGCCAACCTCATCATCTGGCACGTTCTCATTTATAACGACACTTAGATGCAAGGATTTAGTGTTTTTGTCAATCACACATTCAGATGCTTCGACAAACCCATCTTCACCATTGATCTTATTAAGCATTTCATTAATGTTGTCAAAGGAAGTAGCACTGGCATTGACAGGAGAAATGCATAAAAAAGCACACATCGTCATAATTCCACAAACTCTCTTTTTCATAAAATCCTCTTTTCTGCTAAAGAAATCTCATATACTGCACTGCAATAAAAACTACTTCAATGATTCCGACAATAATTCCGAACCATGAGCCAATATGCCTATATTCCTCTTTCTTTGTGCCAATATCTACTAATCCTACAATTGCTCCTGCCAGAGCCAGAGGAAACGACAGGATAATTGGCAACGGAAGAATGAATGCCACACCTGCCAGAATACAGGAAATGACGCTCAGGGTTGAATCTTTCTTCTTTTCACCTTTGCTCATACAATCCCCTCCCTTGTTAAAATTTTACAATATTATACCACCTCATACAAAGTGTGCATAGTAAAATATCAAAAAAGTAGATTATTTTTGCAGAAAAACTCCATGATTTTACACTTGCCAGAAAAACTACACAAATTCGTGCTATAATGCGTGATATATTTTTAGAAAAGAGTTGGTAGTAATGGAGAAGAACAGATACAGGATAGTCGTATTCATCCTGATATTTTGCGAAATATTCTGTGCGGTGCATATACCGTCACATGATATAGCAGAACGTCACCGCAGAGATGCGCAGATCACAAAGGAAGCTACGGAACAAATTTATTCCGTCCAGATGCAGCAGTTGAGCGAGATCAAGGAAATTTGCAATGCCAGATGTTATATTCGCGAAAGCACAATTTTCTTTGAGATTGCGAAGTTTGCCTACGAAATAACAAAAGTCCATGTGTACATTTGGCAGTTGCCAAGAGGGAATATCGGTGGTATAATGATGAAAACGAACTAATGTTCGGTTCTATTTCCCACAAGCCGGACATATACTGTTATCAGGAGACTGCTGATTGGAGGTATAATTGTATGGACTACAGGAAACAAATGTTATATAAGAAGAAAAATATTTGATACTTTAAGAAAAGTATGTTATTATAATAGCAGTTGTTTCGGAAGTTGTGTCTTGGCAAAACTATACCCAAAAGAAAGGAATATACAAGTATGAGTTACAAAGAACAGCTGATCGAAATTATACAAAAGATAAATGACGAAACATTAGCAGAACGTCTGCTTGTGTTCGCAAAAAGATTCATAAAAAACTGGGGAGATTAATCCCCAGTTTTATTTTCTGAGTATACGCCTTCGATGAAACCATATACTCTCATTCGCTGTGCTACTGACATATTAAGAACTTTTTTTATCATTTCCAACATTTCAGGATCGCCAGCAATGTCTGCCAAAAGTTCCATTTCGGAATTTTTCGGCTTTTCCCATCCCATAAGAAATTCTGGCGTTGTATTTAAAGCCTTAGCAATTTCTTCAATCTTATTAGATGGAATGTTAGTTACAATACCGTTTTCATATTTATAAAGTGTCTGTTTCGATACGGAAATCTTGTCAGCTAAATCAGTTTGATTTATCTTTAGTGCTTCACGTCTTTCTCGTATACGTTCTCCAATAGTCATTTTTTTAGTGTCCATCCTCCTTTCTTATTTTATGTGTTTATTATACTCCAAAAAAAGTTACAAGTCAATAAAAAAATAACTTGACAAGTTACTGAAATGTTATTATAATGAGAGTAACTTAAAAAGTTACAACTATTTCGAAAGGAGGTACAACATGATAAAAACAAATGAACTTCGTGGGATTTTTGCAAAAAATGGAAAATCTCAGACAGACGTTGCTAAAATGCTTGGAATTACGCCAAAAACATTTTACGGAAAGATGCAAAAAGGAGTTTTTGGTAGTGATGAGATTCAGACAATGATTGACGAATTTCATATTGAAGACCCGGCAGCTATTTTTTTTGCTAGAGAGTAACTTTTAAAGTTACTGAAAGAAAGGAGATAAATGAATAACTTACAGATATTCAGTTCAGAAGAGTTCGGGAAAATCCGAACAGTAATTATTGATGGCGAGCCTTGGTTTTGCATGACAGATATTTGCAAAGCATTAGAAATTTCAAACACAAGTCAAGCAAAAACAAGGCTAAATGCGGATGGTGTCATTACAAATGAGGTCATCGACAGCATCGGAAGAAAGCAGAATGCAAACTTTGTAAACGAGCCTAATATGTATAAATTAATTTTCCAAAGTAGAAAAGAATCTGCTGAAAGATTTACAGACTGGGTAACAAGCGAAGTTCTCCCGGCAATCCGCAAGACGGGTTCATACCAGAAACCGATGACCGTAGCAGAACAGATTCAGTTACTGGCTCAGGGCAATCAAGACCATGAGGAACGAATCGAGAAACTTGAGAACACAATGACCATCGACTACGGACAGCAGAAATATCTTGGAGATTTAGTTTCCAAAGTAGTAATCGAAGTGTTAGGTGGCAAGAAATCCAATGCTTACGACGAGATTGGAAAGAAAGTATTTGCAGAATGCAACCGGGATGTCAAAACTTACTTTGATGTAAATGCCCGGAATAACATTCCGAAACTGAGGTATCAGGAAGCAGTTGAATATATCAAGGAATGGACGCCATGTGCAAATACAAAGATTATGATTCGAGACTACAATGCACAGATAAGAATGTAGGTGAGCCCAAAAGTGAAAAAACAGTTTTCTACATCACTAAAGGATTTAGAGAATATCGGCATTCACATTACCGAACAACAGTATTCAGATCTATGCGAGATTAACCTATTCATGAAAGGAATGCCAGATATTCCAGTTTACAACATCCTGCTTGTACTTAAAACACTTGGATTAATTCCAACCAAAATGCCAGATCAGAAAAGCAATAAGGAACGCAATGGCAATCTCGACGAACGTATTAAAAGCGGATTTGAGAGAAAGTTTGGAAAAATTGAAAAGTGATTTCTTTGATGAGATACAAAATAAAACTCAATATCATATCGGAGGAATACAAAAAATGGCAAAAGCATTAATCCTGTCAGCTCTGATCGGCGGTATGTCACCGTACTTGCCGTTCTGGAGATTTGACAGCGTATCACAGCCGGTTGCAGTAGCAATCGTAATATTCGCATTATCATTCGTGGTTATTTACCCGGATGAAATTAAAAGAATCGGAGGTTATTAACAGTTAAATATAAATTATAAAATCATATAAGCGTATGTTGAGTTTTATAAGATATTAGAGTGGAATATATTTCCAGGCGTCTATAAATCTCAAAACTTATGGAGAAAAATTTGCAAGCTAACACTGAAACGTTAATGCAAATATGTACGGATACGTTAGTCCGGAATTTACGCCTATGGAGAGTACAAGAACTTGTGAGTAGATTGATATTTATATCATCAAAAGCATACTCGTTGAAGTAGGAATGGAACATAGAAGTTTATAACTTTTTATAAGTTTTCAGTAACGGAAAAGAGAGATGATTGAGACAAAAGCGGGAGAAATCATACTTAAAGGCAGTAAAGCAGAATTAATAGCTGACTTAGCTGTTATCGTTCGTGGAATCAAAGAAACCATTATGGAAGATGGCAAAAAAACAGAGAAATCTGTGAAGCAGGAGATTGACGAAGTGGTCAAAATCGGATTGATGAACGAAGAAGAATTTAAAGCTGTTCAAAAAGAAAAAATCAAGGAAGCTGTATCAGCGCTTATTAATGGATTACTTGGAGGGATTTTCGATGAAGACAAATGAATTTGATAAGACCGTAGACAAACTGTACCAGTTATGCAGACGGGTTCAGAAAGAAACCGGCAGAACGGTAGCGTTTCATTTCGCAAACTACAAGATCGGATGCAGCCTGCACATCTATATATATAAGAAAGAATCATTAAGAGAGTTCGATATGTATAGCATTGCAGAGGGCGGTTATCAGCAGGAAGAAAATGTGAAGAAAGTAACTGACCATTTAAACAAAATTTTGATGGACAACAAATGTCCGTATTGTGAGGAGGATTGTGATGGAGAAAGAAAATAAGATGGATTTCAGAGCAGAGACCGTAGCCGAGGAATACGCCGAATTAGTTGGCAGACTAAAGGCGTTCAAAGCATACCTCGATTCTAGCGAGAGCGTAATCATCGACAAGAAAATTTGTATCGCTATGTTAGGTCTCGACTCAGATTAAAAGTTGGCTCCATGGGTACCGGAAATACCACACGGAGCCGCGTATCTAACTTAATTTGGCTAAGTTAAATACAGGACAAGTATAACACACCTTCCTGTATTTATCAAATAAATAATTAGGAGGGCATTTTTTATGTCAAAAACACACATCCAGAACACAGAAACATCAACACTTGCAAGCGAGATCATTTCCGACCTTGAGGAAGAAAGACGGAAGCTTAAAGCTGAAAACAAGAATCTCAGAGAAACAGTCGTAACACTCGGCTTGATGCTGACAAAGATTTTGAAAGAGGGTGATATACAACATGAAGATGCGAGATGAGAACCAGGTACTTTTATCTGGTGACATTCCGGCAGGGTTTGTATTCTCACATGAAGAATACGGTGGAACCAAGATGTACGAGGGAAGAATGACAATATTCAGAAAGAGTACATCTTATGATATTCTTCCGATTATTGTGCCGGAATACATGATTTCAAGAGAAACAGAGCTAATTGCCAGCGTGTATGGCGAAATGCGAAGTCGTACAGTCCGGGAAGATGGAAAGAAAAGCCTTACAGCGTATGTAAGAGCAACGAACATTCAGTACCTTGAAAGATTGGAAGAACATGATGCAAACGAAGTTTATCTGACCGGATATCTAATTAAAAAGCCAACAGTAAAGATGATTGGCGCGAACAATGATAGGAAGTTGGCAAGAATACTTCTGGCAGTAAACAGAAAGAAGAAAGACGGATATACCAGATCAGATGCAATCAGTTGTTTGTGTTGGGAAGAAAATGCAGATGCCGTAGAGAATCTAAAAAAAGGAGCGAAAATCAAGCTCTTCGGAAGATTCCAGAGCCGGGAACTCTGGTCTGATCAGAGCCAAGAATGGGTAACAGCATTAGAGGTATCGGTAAAGAGATTGGAGATTTTGTAATATGAAAAAAATCGAAGTAAGAGAGATTAGATTGACCGACTTTAAAGGTCAGTCGGAAAAGAAAATAGAGTTCGGGCACAGAACAGTAGTTTCCGGGAAGAACGGATGCGGAAAAACTACACTGGCAGATGCTTTCATGTGGGTGTTCTGTGACAAGGACTACAGTTTAAAGAGCAACCCGGATATTAGACCGGATGATGGCAGAGAATGTCTGCCAAGAGTCGACATTGACCTTGTAATCGATGGAAAGCCGGTAAGCGTAGCGAAATTCCAGAAGCGCACAGAAAGCAAACCAAAGGACGGGAAGCCGGGCAAGGTTGCATTATCCAACAAATACGAAATCAACGGCGTTCCGAAAGCTGAAAGAGATTTTAAAGCCGATCTGAAAGAACGAGGGTTTGACTTTGATAATTTCCTTATGCTGTCCCATATGGAAATCTTCACAGACCTGAAAGATGCAGATGCCAGAAAGATTCTGTTCTCCATGTCAGACGGTGCCGGGAAAACAGATTTAGAGATTGTCAAGACAGTTCCAGACTGTGCCGAGTTAGTACCGCTTCTGGAAACCTACAAGGCAGATGAAATCAAAGCCATGAACAGCGCAACTCTGAAGAAGGCAGAGGAACAGTTAAAAGCCATTCCGAACCAGATTATCGGTATGGAGCAGGCGAAAGTCGATGTTGATGTTGCGGAGTTGGAATTGCAGAAGAATGCCTTGCAGGAACAGATTTCTGACCTTGAAAAGCAGATTGCACAGGCAGGGAACGAGAAAGCCGGAGAGATTAAAGCGGAACTGGCAGGGTTAAGAACCAAACTGATAGAGATAGACTCAAAGGCTAAAGCGGACTTGTCAGAGAAGAAATCATCGGTTTGCAATAAAGTTAGCACTCTTGAATTAGACAGGAATATCAAAATATCAGAGTTGAACAGAAAGGCTTCTGCATTGGAGTACCTGAGAGCACAGAAAAAAGATCTTCTTGAAAAATTGCAGAACGCCAGAGCGCAATATCCCAAAATCAAGGATGCAGAATGGGACAACACAGTTCTGGAAAGCATTAAATCCGAGACATTCAATGATACAGAGACCATTTGCCCGACTTGCGGTCAGATTCTCCCACCAGAGCAGATTGAGCAGTTGAAGGGAAAATTCGAGCAGAAGAAGCAGGAAAGAATCAATCAGCAGTTAAAAGCTAAGGAAGAATGGGAGCAGGACAAGAAACGAAAACTTGATGAAGTTATCCAGGATGGAAACAAAGCGTCTGCCGGCATGAAAGAAGCTCATAAGCAGGAAGAAACTCTCACATCTGAGATTTCCAAACTGACAGATGAATTAGAGCAGATCAAAACTTCTCTTGATGCAGAAAATAAGAATATGGAAGCTATACCAGAAGAACCAGACTTCTCAGGGAATGCCGAATATCAGCAGATTCTTGCATCAATCAAGGAGAAAGAGCAGGAACTTAATTCTCTGGACGATGGCGAAGAAGCAAAGAAACAGCTTTCAGAGCAGTTATACGGCAAGAAGCAGGAATTGGCAACAGTAAATCAGAAAATCGGTGAAGCCAACAATAACGTCCGAATTGACGAACAGATTGGGAAGTTGGAAGCCAGCAGGAAGGAATATTCCCAGAAGAAAGCTGATGCACAGATGATTCTGGATGAACTGAAATCACTGAGCATGGCGAAGAATACAGCCCTTGAAGATGCGGTAAACCAGTATTTTGACGGGGTTAAGGTAAAACTGTTCGACACGCAGAAGAATGGCGAAGTCGTAGATGCTTGCATCTGGCACGTGCAGGACAAGGATGGTGACTGGAAGAAACTGATCGGGAACGCCAATACAGCTCTTATGATGAAAGGAAAAATCGCCATTATAGATGGCTTACAGAAGTTTTACGGCGTGAGTTATCCGATATTCGTAGACTGCGCGGCAGAACTGGACAACAGCAGTCTGGCAGGTATTAAGGCAGATGCACAGTTGATATTCTTGAAAGTTGCTGAGGGGAATATGGAGGTGAACATATGCAGATAGCAACATGGGGAACAAGATTTTTTAAAGCAGACGCTCAGAAATGCGCGGATGAAATTATGGAAATCTGCGACAAATTAGAATCTGCGACACCACAAGAGATTCTCGAAAAGGCTAGAGACAGCAGCACAGAGTTACACAAGTGTTTTACGTGGGACGACACTGTTGCTTCTGAGAAGTGGAGATTGCATGAAGCCAGAAATATTGTATGTAATCTCAAAATCGTTGATAAACGAGAAGATAAGAAATCGGAAGTAGTTCCCATCAGGGTATTTTACAAGACTGACGATCAAAGCGGATATAAGCCAACAAAGTTGATCTTGAAGAAGCCAGACGAATATAAAGCACTTGTAGAGCGTTGCAGGAGCGAACTTCTGGCAATAAAGCAGAAATTTCAGAATATCAGCGAATTTGATGAGATTTGGGAACTGATTAATTAAATATTAGGAGGAAAATAGAATGATTAAATATGTAGAAATTGAAAACGCCGGAGGAAAAAGAGGATATGTGTTCAAAGCGGATTTTGAACCAAAAGTAGGGGACATGGTTTACTTAAATGCAGGACATCCCAATAAAGTTAAAATCGTAAAAGTTTTTGAAGATGGGGAAATTAATCACCCAACAATGCCGATTACCATAAAGAAGTGTAATCAGTAATTAAATATCGAAGCCGTTACTGTGCTGATATGCCTGCAAGAGCAAGCAAGATATAACAACGCACTATAGTATAGCACATGACATCGTAGCATACGATACCGTATTTTTCTTTTACAGGCTTATGAGTGCAGTAACGGCAAGCTTACAGAATTTTTATATCTGAATCAATTTCAGAGAATATACGACAGCACAGGATACGATACTATAGGACAACTCGATACACCATATGGTAAGACAAATTTAGTAATACTGAAACGTTGGTTCAGATATATAAGTTCTGGAAGAAAATGGGGCTTCAATGTTGATGCTCCTGCAATAAGTGGGATTGAATAAGACAGAACATAAAATTATAACAGACTACAGAACAGAATGCTAAGACACATTTATTGTAGGAACATGAGCGTTGAATGACTCAAGTACAGAAAATCATAGTACAGATCAATACACAACAGAACAGTTACAAATCAGATGTGCTTAATTGGCGGTAGAAATCGCCAGAACATTATATCGAAGCTGAATACAGAACAGCGCAAGACAGTACAATTTATCTCATTACAGCGACTTTTATCGTCAATTAAGTATATCTGGAATTTACGCAAAGATTCAAGCGGATTACTCCGCAGGACACCACAGGATACCGTAGAATACCACAGAACAAAACAAAGTAAAACAGCATACGACATATGTATTTATTGCAGAACAATCTGCTTGAATGTTTGCGCAAACAGAACAGGAATGTTCACCAAATAACAGTAAATCACAATACAACATTTAGGAGGAAAAGAAACATGGCAGTAAAACATCTGGAAATCGAACCATTAAAAGAAACCGTAGTCAGACTTGAAATTGAGGGAGAATCAGACCTGATTTTACATAAGAGAAGCAGATATTATGAACAGGCAGAAGTTTGGAAACAGGGGCATGACAAAGGCGCGAAAATGCCAGAGATTTATTCTCAGGGCAAAAATATCTGGGAGGGACTTATTACTGGTATCCATTGGGAGAATCCGATTGAGTTTCATGACGAGGATATCATGCTTTACACAGAAGAAGAATGGAATAACTACATGGTAAATAACAGACCTTGCATTTTGACTATTGCATTCAAAAAATCTTTTGCTCAGGCATTCACAACTTTTCTTAAAGAAAGCACAAAGAAAAATGGAACTGACATCCGCAGATCACTTTCTGTAACTGGCGAAAAAGGAACGCTTTGCCCGGTGACGTTTGGTTCTGTAGAAGTGGTAAATAAAATTGTACCGACTTCAGGAATTAGTGCAAGCCCAGTTCTTTGCAGTCAGAACGTATTTCATAATTGGAAAACTACTATTGAGGTAGCTTGCCCTGATATTGTATTTCCAATGGAAACAATTTTGCAGTTGATTGCAACAACAGGAAAGTACATCGGAATTGGTTCTCAGCACGAAAACGGATATGGAAGATACAGAATCGTAAACGCAGATCGTATTAAATAGTTAAATTTTCGGTGGCATATGAATCCGGGTGAATGCCCGGAAAGCACAACAGGATACAAAATTTTAATAAAGCAAATAACAGGACAGGACACAATATTTCGCCCTGTTTCATATGCCACCGAGCATAAATCTCAGGTGCATTCACGGTGGATTGAAATACAATTCATATAACATAACATTAAAGAACATGACAATGCAGAATATAACACTAAAATACTTCAATCCACTATGTATGTGCCTGAGAAATATAAATATTAAAAAAAGGAGAAGTAAAATGGCAGAGACTTACGATATTTCAAAAGCAACAAAAGCACAAGAAAAATATTGTGCCGAAAAAGGTTATCCGCATTTTGCACCACATAGCGGAAAATGTTTCAGTTGCGGACAGAATATCTATTCTGAAAAAGGACGGACAAGAAGCGGAAAAGAATGGAACGGAATTTCTGTTGAGAGAGCATCAAAGGAATTAATTACAGGATGCCCGTTTTGTAATAGAACTTATTGCGATTAATAGAAAAGGAGAATTGTTATGGCAAACAAAACACAGTTAGCAACAGCAGGAGAACAGCAGGCGGCAGTTGTAATCAATAATTCGTTCATTGATGGACTGACCAAACAGCTTGAAGAAAAATGCAAATATGGTCTTTCTTTTCCAAAAGACTATAATCTCAGCAATGCACTTATGGGAGCATATCTGGTTTTGAAAGAAACAAAAGACAGAAATAATAAGCCAGTTCTGGAATCTTGCACAGCTACAAGCATTGCAAACAGCCTTATGAACATGGCAACACTTGGGCTTTCAGTGCAGAAAAAACAGGGCTATTTCGTTAGTTATGCCGGTCAGTGCCAGTTTCAGAGGTCTTACTTTGGAAACATCACGATCGCCAGAAGATACGGAATGAAAGATATTCATGCTGAGATCATCTACGACGGTGATAAGTTCAAATATCATATCGAAGATGGAAACAAGGTTCTGGATTCTCATGAACAGGATTTTATGAACATTGACAACGATAAGATTCTTGGGGCATATACAGTAGTTCTGATGGAAGATGGAACAAAGCATCTGGAAGTAATGAACATAAAACAGATCAAGCAGGCTTGGTCACAGGGTTATGGTTACAAGGAAAGTGGCAATGGAACACATCAGAAATTTACTGACCAGATGGCAAAGAAAACTGTTATCAATCGTGCATTAAAGCAGATTATCAATAGCCATGGTGATGTTTTCGTTCAGGAAGTTGAGGAAGCTACAGAAGAAATCCCAAAACAGGACATCATCGAACATGAAGCTGCTTATGAAATCGAACAGAACGCAAACGCAGAAGAATTTATCCCAGATGAGCCAGAAGCAATCGAAGAACAGCCTAAGCAGGCAACAGTCGCAGAAGTCGTAAAGACTGCCGAGAAAGAACCAGTTTCGGCAGCAGGACAGGAGCCGAGCATTCCAGATTTTATGAAGCAGGAGGAAATGTAGAAGGGAAGCTACATTAATATGGTAGGAACATTAGCAGAAGCGTTCAAAAATATGGAGAATGGTCTTTATGACTACACGGAGGATGGAAAATGTGTAGGGTGCGGGGCTTGCTGTTCCACCCTGCTCCCAGTTTCCGGTAAAGAGATAAAAGAAATCAGACGGTACATCAAAAAGAATCATATACAGGAACAGCAACACAATTATCCAGTCAAGAATCTTGGACTTGACCTGACCTGTCCGTTTTTGAATGACTCAAAAAGGAATAATAAATGTGAGATTTATCCGGTCAGACCGGAGATATGCAGAAGCTTCATGTGTAATGACCCACACGGAGCGAGACAGAATAAGAAGTTATTGCATAAGAAATACGAACCGGTTGACATGAGAAAATTATTCTTCGGAGATGATCGAACATGATGTACTTTGACTGCATCAATTTTGATCGGTGCGATTCTGGAAAGTTCGGTAAATATATGGCTTGTATCGGGCGGTGTGAAAACTGCCCGTACTATGAGCCGGTAAAAGACTATTTCGAGAAACGAGGTGAGAACTATGAGGATTATATCGCAGGATGGAAAAATCAATCTTCCGTATGAAATGACAGCGTTGCTTGTTTCGGACAACTACATACAGGCGGTATTTGCCGGAGGAATACAGCAAAGTCCGTATGTGATGGCAGTTTATGAAAGCCGAGAAAAGTGTCAGAAAGCAATGGAAATGTTAAATAGAGTGTATGCAGGAATGTTTTTAACACAAAACGTTGAAATGAGTGATGACAATTACGAGGAATGTATAAAATGGCTGCAAGAGGTTTTGGAATCATCAAAACCATGGTTAACAGTCCAGATATAAAATTTGAACCGGCAAACATCGTGTTCAGGTTCCCGGGGGATGATGAAGTATGAAAGAGGTAGGAAGAAAGAAAATAAATTGGGATTCCATTGTGACTGTGGAATTATCACTTAAAGAGCTTCAATTAATAAGGGACGCAATGGCGGCTACAGATTTAAAAGATATGAAAGAATTATGGCGCGGAACTCCTCCATATCAGCAGGACGATAAAAATATGATTGGAGAAACTGCTTCTTTAATTTTAAATAGCTACAAATAAACAGAAAGTGAGGTGATTCAAAATGTTCATGCGAGTAATAAATACAGGAAGTCAGCCGGGAAACTGCTATGCGCTTAAATCTAAATCTGGTGAAATCTTACTTTTGGATTGTGGATGTAGATACTCAGAAATTCTGAAAGGAATTTCTTACAGAATATCGGATATTTCGGGCTGCCTGCTGACCCATGGACACGGAGATCACCTGAAATCATTCCAGAATCTAATGCAGTCCGGTATTCAGATTTACACCAATGACGAGACAGTTGAGAGTGTAAACGCAATCTCTGGTGAGCTGATGATCGGCTTACCAGAAAAGAAATCGAAGGACATAGGTTCATTCCGGGTAACACCGTTCTATGTCCCACACGACAAGACACCAAACTTCGCGTACCTGATATCTCATGAAGAATGCGGACGACTGATATATGCGACAGACTTCTCATATTTGCCGTTCACATTCAAGAACATGAGAATAAATCACTTCCTTATAGAATGCAATCATCTGGACGAATCGCCAGAACAGGATTCGCTTAAGTTTGAGCACTCCGTCCGGGGGCACAGCAGCTTATCTACTGTAAAAGAGATTATCCGAGTGAACAAGACCGCTTCACTCAGAACTATAACGCTATGCCACCTGTCAGAGGGATGGGGAAATCCAGAAGTAATGAAGAAGGAGATACAGGACGTTGCCAGGGATGATGTTCTGGTGCAGATTGCAAGACCGGGACTGGATGTTGATTTGAATTTATGCCCGTTTTGAAAGGAGAGAATTATGGAAAAATTTGAAAATTGGAAAGAGAAAACATTAGGGATTTATGTATATCCAATTAGTCCGGGGTACGCATATGAAATCCACATCAACTATTGGGATATGAAAACAGATATTCTGACTGCAAATGCAAGTCTGTACATTGCCGAATGTTGGCAGCATAAAGACGGGACGAAAACAGTAGAAAGAGAATGTTTGCTTGATTCTGTGCCAGTCATGGCTTGTATTGGAAAAACTATTGAGGATAACAAAGAAAATAACACAACTTCATAAGCAAGGGAGGAACAGCACACACAACAGACAGGAAATGGAAATCCCGGAACCATACAGGGAAAATAAAAAAAGCACCGACTATTTATCGGCACTTTTTACAAAATCTTGGAGAATAGTAATGACCAGATTATTAAAACTTCTGTTCTCCTGCTTGGCAATCTGCTCAAGTTGTTCTTTAAGCTGTATTGGGAACGTGATGTTAGTTCTGGTTTTATCAGACTTGATAGTCATGTGAAATCCCTCCCTTGTTTTTAGAACATTGTAGCATTTTTGCCTATCGGTGTCAATTAGATACCAAAGTGATACCATTTTTATCTTGCAATATAGGTGTTAGAGTGGTATCATAATGGTATCAAAAACACACAAAAGAATGAATCGAGGTCATAAGTTTTTGAATAGTAACTATAAAAATTTTGTAAAGGCTAAGGCGATTGAAGCTGAGAATAAAAAAAGACTGTTGAAAATCAATCCGAAACTCGACAATAAAAGTGGAATCTATTTTCTGACTAGAATTGATGAAAACGGAATCCAATATTTTTATATCGGACAGGCAGTTCATATAATTCAGAGGATGTGTTCGCACCTCACAGGTTATCAACATATTGATCTGTCAATAAAAAAACGAGGTTTTTTCAGCATAGATAACCCGTATGGATGGATGATTAATTTTATACATTATCCAGCGGATAAGCTGGATGAAATGGAGCAGTTTTGGATTCTGGAATATACCAAAAGAGGGTATCAATGCAGGTACAACAAAACATCTGGTAGCCAAGGCGAAGGAAAGGAGAAGATAAACGAATTTAAGCCCGCTAAAGGCTATAGGGACGGCATACAGCAAGGCAAGAAAACCCTTGCCAGAGAGCTGTCGCATATCATAGACACGCACTTGCAAGTTTCGCTGAAACCAGAGAAGCAGGGTAACAAAGTATCAATCCGGGCTTTTGAAAAGTTTCAGAATTTGATTGATGAGAATACATACAAAGAAAAAGATTAAAGGAGAAATCAGATATGTACGAAGAAACATACGTAAAAAGTGATGGGCACGGAGGAGAAAAAAACATCGGGGAATATCGTGACCCGGCAATGGAGCCTGATGTTAAATTCGTATCCGAATTTTCGTCTGATGGAAAATTTTTAGGAATGCGCAAAGTAAAAAGAAGCCTGTACGACTGATAACAAAGAGGTATAACACATGGACGCATTACGGCATCAAAAACACATGCAATGGATGCAGAACCGAAAGGATATCTATTACTTCATCAGAAAATATGCGAAATATCATAAAACAACGCCGCCAACAAAGAAGATTTCAGAAGAACTTGATATCAGTGTTAGCGCCGTACAGAGACACCTGAGACAGTTCGAGGACGATGGATTAATTGTATTTCACGGAACCGGTTCGCACAGGACATATGAACTGATAGGAGTAAAGAAACATGAAACTGTATGACGTATACGACGGTTCAAAGTATATCGGGGAGCTGACGCTTGCTGAAATATCAGAATTGACAGGAAAGACAAGAAGCCAGATATCGCAGGCAATCAGCGGGGCATATGACATTAACGGAAGATATGCGGTCATATATGATGGACAACAAACAATCGCATACTCAAACAAGAATGATCGCAGGATGCTGATGGAATTTGACATTCTGACTCAGAAGATAAGGAGGGCTGTTGGTTGGGGAAGTTGAAAATTAAAAAATCAAAGAATCAAAGAAGCTTAATCCCGTCGCCACTTAACATAACTGGTTTTACAATGGAGCAGGCTTCCAGGCAAACTGGCGTAAGAATCGAATCTCTTAAAGCGTATTTGGATTCAAAAGAACAGGAAATTAGAGAACAGCTTATCAAAGAATCACAGGAAAAGCTGTGGAAAGCAGAAGATTATATTGCCGTGGCAAATATTTTAATTTCTGTTATTGCAATCAAGAAAGCATGGGGATTCAAGAAAGCAAACCAGAATTTCATTGATAAGATTACCGAAGCCGAAAGATATGTTGAGGAAGTCGGTGTTGAAGCAGCATACAAGGAAATTAAGGAAGAAATGGGTTTGCAGATTGAATTTGATTCTTTTGATATTAACAAGGAATTTGGATTCGGAGAGTATGAGGAGAAAGGATGAAAGCAATAGATGTAATCAGAGAGCAAGTAGAACAAGGCGTAATTTACGTAGAAAAAAACGGGAAATTTTGGAAAATAGCAAATAAAACAAATAACCCTTTTAAAATAATTCCCATAAAGCCGAAACGAATGGAAGTAAGACTAAAATCTGGATACTTAGGAATAGTTGTATGGAAAGATGGGAAACAGTATTTGATGCTTGCACACAGAGCAATGTGGGAACTTTTCGTTGATAAAATACCAGATAAAATGGACATAAATCATAAGAACGGAAACAAGCAGGATAATAGACTGGAAAATTTAGAGATAGTAACTAGAAGCCAAAATTTGAGACATGCAATAAATACAGGACTTAAAATATACAGCAATTATCCTAAACAATACTCAGAGAAAGCAAAACAACTTCGGAATACAGGAATGTCGTTTTCAAAAATAGGTGAGACTTTGGGAATATCTCAAACAACTGCGTTTAAAGCAGTAAAGTTTAAATCGTGAACAGTGTTGTGCCAGTTATGGCAGAAGTGCTTGTGAAAGCTAATTGCCCGTATCTGAAAGTCGGAGAGCGCAAAGCCGCACCGGTGATTTATGTGCAGAATAACGGACAGGTAGCATTTGGATAAGAAATCATGGAGGACTGCACAATAGCGTGTCAGTTGCTTACATGGGGAAAGTGAGGATGACAATGAAATTATATTTTTACATTTTGGACAGCAACAGAAAAACAGATGAATGGAATCTTCGTCTTGAAGAATGTGAAGTAACAGAAAAGCCGAAGACATATAAACCAGTAACTAAATTTCCTGACGGAATCTACGCTTCGTTTATAAGAAAAGAATCAATATGTAATTTCATTAATGAATACAGCAAAGCGGTTGTTCTGGATACACCTGATTATGAAAAAGCAAAAGAAGTATTTTTTAAAAAATACGATAATGAATTAAACATGCTAAGAAAAGGAATTAATTTCTATGAGGGACTTAAATCTGCGATCGAAAATTATAAGGAGGACTGAATGGGAAGATGTAAATTAGAATGCCCGGACGGCGAAACACAGTGCTGCATCTGCTGCACTAAACAGGATTCCTGCCAGTGCAGATGTGATGATATGGACAGTTATGAATACGCGGAAGAGTGTGAAGATTATGTAAAGGAGGAAGAAACATGATTACATTCTTATTAGGATTCACCCTTGGAACCATATTTGGAGTGGTCGGTCTTGTATGCGTAGCGATCATGTACGACAAGCATCACCCAGACGATTAGAAAGGAAGCTATGAGAATACAACTTATAGATGTTGATGGTCATAATTTTCCGAATCTGCCATTGATGAAAATATCGGCATGGCATAAGGGAAAAGGTGACTCCGTAGAATGGTACGACCCGTTAACAGCATGGATAAATCCACCAGATAAGGTGTATATGAGCAAGGTATTTACGTTTACGCCGGATTATCCGCATCCTGTATGTGGATCAGAAATCATAAAGGGCGGCACAGGGTACGAGTATCCGTCTGGTGGGGAGTCATTACCGGATGAAATTGAACACATTTATCCTGATTATAATCTTTATCCAGAATTATGCAAAGATACCGCTTATGGCTTTCTTACAAGAGGATGCCATCGGGGCTGCGAGTTTTGTATAGTCGGGCACAAAGAGGGACGATGTAGCCGAAAGGTAGCTAATTTATCGGAATTCTGGTCCGGACAAAAGAATATAGTGTTACTGGATCCGAATATGTTTGCTTGCCGAGATTGGAGGAATTTGAGCCAAGAGCTTATTGATAGCAGAGCATGGGTGGACTTCTCGCAAGGATGTGATATCAGAATCATGACAGCAGAGAAAATCAAATATCTCAAGGAAATGAAGATCAAACAGATTCATTTTGCGTGGGACCGGTATGAGGACAAGGATAAGATCGTTCCAAAGTTTGAGATATTCAAACAGCAGACTGGATGGGACAGACGAAAAATGACTGTATATGTTCTTTGCGGATTTGATACGACATTTGAGCAAGATCTTGACAGAATATATACACTAAGAAACTTGGGATATTCGCCATACGTGATGATATATGACAAATATAAATTAAACAAACATGATCCGTTAAAACGAATGCAGAGGTGGGTAAATTCCAGATTCGCGTTTATAGCATGTGAACGATTTGAAGACTATACAGGATAGAAAGGAGAACGGTATGCTGACAAGGAATAAAAAGCTGAAAGATTACGGTATTCCGGCAGAAGATATAGAAAAACTGAATACGATGCTGAAAGACTTCCTAGCAAAGTACGGATACCTGCTTTCCAGTGCTGCCTTGTCAGCTTGCCCGAAAAACACGGTGATAGCGGATATAGTTATCGAGAATATCCTACACCGGAAAAGTTACAGGAAAATCAGCAAAGAAAGATATATCCCGATGAACCCGAAAGACTTCTACGGATACAGACGCAAGACCGTCACTGTACTGTATGAGAGGATGTGGTTGTTGGGAATGTGGGAGGATGAATAAATGCGTTTAATTGATGCAGACAAAATAATTGACTCTCTTGGAAATTCGGATATGGATTTTGCAATAGGTGCAGTTATTGACGAACAGCCGACAGTTTTTGATGTAGATGAGGTTGTTGAACAATTAGAAGAATTAAAAATGAGATACTTCCTAACAATTGCAAATACAGGCGATGCAGACAAAGATTGTGCTTACAAAAATATTGCAAATACAATTGATAAAGCAATTGAAATCGTGAAAGGCGGTGGAGTTGAATGAGTAGTGCAAGCGTAAGATTTGGAACAAAAGCGTATGTATGCGCAAGGTACTTCCTTAGACCGGGAAAGTGCTTCAAATACATCGACCAGCGTGGCGAAGACGCCACAGAGCACATCTATGAGGTCATGGCATTATATCCATATTGTGTATTGTTAAGAGATACCAGAAACGGAGTTAGAACTTGCCCGGGGTATAACACTTTGAGTTTGATGTTGAGAGGAAGTGAAGCGAGTGAGTAAATCAGTATTAGTGATAGACACACCAGAGGACTGCGGAAAATGTAAATTTATAAGCGGATTTTGGTGCAGAGCAATGGATGGTAGGAGAGTTCCAAACAATGATGTAATCCCTAATTGGTGTCCATTGAAGCCATTGCCGGAGAAGAGCGCTACCGAGAATGATATGACGGATTATCAGTGCGGGATGGTCGATGGTCGAAACCAGTGTATTGATGAGATTATAGGGGGGGAGAATGATGCATGGCAATAAATATAAACGAAACTGTGAAAAAGTGTAATGTTTGTGGCAAATGGAAAACCACAGTGTATAAACCGGATTATCTGATACTTACTGATAGCTGTTTTAGACATCCGAAAGCAATTTTTATTTGCGAAGAATGCGCGAAAAAGCGCGAAGAAAAGAATATATTTTTGTGAGGTGAAGCAGATGATTGATTTAAGAAATACATGTGTCTTGGTTAAGACAGAAGAAGAAAATGAAATGCTTCTCAAAGAAGCTGAGAAACAGGGATTCCATTGGTATTCGAAAGGCAATTGTAAACCATTGCCAGGACAACATTTTCCAGATATTTTAAAATTTTGTAATAACAAAGATGTGGTGCACAGCGTACGTATCGGAGTAGAGTGTGATGCTTTCTACGAAGCTTCAGAACTCCTCGGGACAAAAGAAATGACGGCAAGAGAGTTTATTGAGCGGATTGCAGATATGCGCAATTGCAGAGAACGTAGCTGTTCAAAATGCACATTGTGGTCAAGGAACACCAAGTGCAACAAGAGCTTGTGCGATATATGTAATTGGGGAAATAACATTAATGAACTTCTTGAAATTGTGAAATCAGGAAAATCCACATTTTGTACACCCGAAGAGAAAGCAATTGAAGATATTGAAAAATTTATCGAGAATCCAGATCGCACAGCGTTAAATGATGAATTTGTAGATGCGTTGAAGCTGGCGGTGGAGAAGATGAAAGAGGTGAAGTAGATGGAGAGATTAACAAAATGGGAAGATGGTAGTATCACATATAACGAAAAACGAGAGCTTGAGTGTGGTGAATATTGCGATAGCTGCTCACAGGGCGCAGGAAATTGCAAAACAGTAGAGAATATGATTAAAAAGCTTGCCACTTATGAAGACTTAGAAGAACAGGGCTTGCTTGTGAGATTGCCGTGCAAAGAAGCATATTCAGCATCTGGAGACACGGTTTATCTTATCTCTGAGGGAGAAATTGTGGAATGCGTTCACTGTGGATTGGGAATCTGCCCGGTAAGTGGCGAAGGATTCATTTCGCTTGCTGCGGATGAACATATTTTCCCATATAGAAATCCAGATCCAGAACACGATTTAGACCCTACGGATTGGTGCACAAATGTGACAGATGTGAGCATGAATGAAATTGGTAAAACGTTATTCTTCACCCATGAAGAAGCCGAGAAGAAGTTGGAGGAACTCAAAAATGAAATTTAATTTTAAGGAGGCGCAAAATGGGAAGAAACATTTATTTTACGGATAGAGAATTAAGCATGGTAAGAGACTATGTGTTTGAAGCAACTGATATTTTAGGCAATGCTTCTGATACAGCAGAACAAGTGGACGAAGACATGGAGAATGGTCTTGGCTCTGCTTTGCGAAAATTATACAAAGGCTGTATTGGAGAATCAAAATACGCAAAGTATAAAACAAAACGAGGATAAAAATATTTTTAATCCGATAGAGAAGAAGTTGGAGGAGTTAGAAAATGAATAATGTGTATCTAGTAATTAGAGAAAAGGATAGTGTATTAGTCTCAATTATGAGAAACAAATTAGATGGTACTTATTCTTTTATAAATTTGACAAAAGGACATATATGTACTTGCAAATTTCATACTGTCGAAGAAGCGGTAAAAGATATGCAAACTAAAAAAGAAAACGGTGAAGTTGTAGATTATTTTAAAGTATGTGAATAAATGGGAGGATTAAAATGAAACCAGAAGAAGCAATTGAAAACTTACGGGAACGCATTGACTTAGCTAAAAAGGTCTGGACAAATGTTCCAGGAATTGTTGAGTATCGTAAAGCATTAGAATTAGCAGTTAAAGCGTTAAAAAAGCAGACCCCAATGAAACCAAATGACATGAAAACTATTTCCGATTTTTCTGGCAGATATTGTACAACAAAAGGTAACTGCGCGGTTTGCAACAGTGAGGGACTTTATAAATCAGATTTTTATTGCAATAAGTGTGGACAGAAATTAGATTGGGGTGAGTAAAAATGATAGAAATAATATATAAACTGATAATATGCCACTTGATCGGAGATTATGTTCTTCAAAACGATTTTATCGCAAAAACTAAAGGAGAAAACTGGTATCACTTACTGGTTCATTGCCTTCTTTATTCAATTCCTTTTTACATAGTGTTCGGGTGCTCATGGAAACTTGCTTTTGTAATGACTATGCATATAGTAATTGACCCTTTAAAGGCACGATACAACAAGATAAGTTACATGGCAGACCAAATTATACATTATGTGACACTTTTAGTTTATTTATTCTGAAAAAATGGCAGGAATTATGATAGATAAAACATGCAAAACTTGTGTTGAAAACGACAACGGGCTGTGTGACCGCAAAGGCATCCTGATAGAGGAAGATGATACCTGTGAAAATCATACAAAAAACTGGATGGACTCTTTAATGGAGAAATTCATCCGAAAATCAATGCGGTAAGGGCGGAAATGTCCTTACCAGACGGGAAGGTGGCTAAATGACAAAGGTGAGTTGGATTCGATTAGAAATAGATATGTTTGACAACAAAAAAATCCGGCATATCAGAAAACTTCCAGAAGGAAACAATATTGTGCTGATCTGGATGATGCTCCTGACAATGGCAGGGCGTTGTAATTCAAACGGGATTATCTTTCTGACAGAGAATATTCCATATACAAACAAGATGCTGGCTGACGAGCTGGATTTTGATGAGAGCGTGATCGAGCTTGCACTTACAATTCTTGAAAAGTTCGGCATGATAACCAGAGACGGAACAATGCTTTCAATTCCCGGATGGGAAGAACACCAGAACATTGACGGACTTGAAAAAATCAGAGAGCAAACAAGAAAACGAGTTGCAGAGCATAGAAAACGTCAGAAAGAATTGTCGGAAGAAGAATCTATGCCGGAAATTCCAGAACAGATTTCTTGCGAAAAAGATTTAGTCAAACCCGGTGATGTGCAGAAAGTAGTCGATGAATGGAATAAACTTCAGCAGTTCGGTATTCAGCCAATCGCAAGAATGACAGCAAGACGAACGCAAATGCTGAAAGCAAGAATCCGAGAATACGGCATGGACAAGGTAATGGAAGCATTAAACAATGTACAAAACAGTGACTTCCTCATGGGAAAGAAAACTGATTTTATGATAAATTTTGAATGGTTCGTGAAACCAAACAACTTCTTAAAAATACTCGAAAATAAATACCACAATAGGGAGGATATGCGAAATGGAACTGGCACAGCTCAAAGAAATGTCGAACCAATCATCCCACTTGGAGAATGGAACGGAGAAGAATCAGACACCCCGTTCGCTTGAATGCCCTGAATGCGGGGACAGCGGGTGGAGATGGGTAAGAGATGCAAGCGGTATTCCTTATTGCGAGGAATGTCCTTGCGGAATCAGAAAGAGAACAATCCTTGAAAATCAATTGAAATTTGCAGAGATTCCAAACGTGTTTAAAGACTCAAATTTCAACGATTTGAAGTCAAATGTATATTTGAACGTCGAGAGCCGAAAGGTATTTTCTCAGGCGGCTCAGGCAGTAAATTACTGGTTCAAAAACCTTCCTGATATGCAGAAGGAAGGAATAGGATTATATCTTTTCTCGAGTGCAAAAGGTTCTGGCAAAACTAAAACAGTATGCAGCTTGGCAAATGAGATCATGAAAAAATACCAGAAGCCTGTCAAATTCACCACGTCTCTCAGAATCCTTGATGAAATCAAGAACGCATGGGGAGCCAAAGAGAATGCAGAGGGAAAGTTAATAGAGGATTTGTCCAGAACAGAAGTCCTTATCATTGATGACTTCGGCGCTGATTCTGGAAAAGAATGGATTAATGAAAGATTCTATAGCATTATCAACGGGCGGTATATCGACAGGAAAATCACTATATTCACAAGCAACTGCCAGATATCAGAACTGAAATATGACGAGAGAATCACCAATAGGATTCTTGAGCGGTCGCTCGAAATCCCATTTCCAGAGGAATCTGTCAGAGAACATATAGCACAACATTTGAAAATGAAGATGGTACAAGGAATGCGAGGTAAAGAGAGTGAAAATAGCTGTTAAACCATGTGGCGAAATGTCTTTCAGAGAAATTCAGAATTTAAAAGAAAAGCAATGTAAGCATTGTGATTATTTTTCAAAGAATAATTCTGGAGGGTTATCATATGGAACTTGCGATTACATCCTTATCAATGATCACATGAGAGGATGCCTACCGACGGAATGCGTAATGAAAGGGATTTTTAAAAGAAGAACAGGAACAAAAAGAAGAGCAGCTTTGAGAATCTAAACCTTTGAAAGGAAAAGAAATGAGGACAATAAGCGAAATGTATAAACGTTCCGGCGGAACTGCGTATCAGCACAATTGTTCTGAGTGCAGATTTTATAGGGACGGAAAGAGGGGAAAATGTCTGATGTACGGTGGTGATCGGGACTGGCATGGAAATTTTATTGCCTGCAAATTCTTCAATCTTGAAGATGATATGCCGGAAGGACAGATGAATATTTTTGATTATGTGTGAAAGAAAGGAGGAACGAGGAGCCGCTGGCCAGCGAAAGGATATCCCGGTTCCTCCTTATTTTTTATGAATAATGACGACTTGAAATATGCAATTGAGAATGGTATCATCAATTTGTCTCACATACAAGAGCAAGTTGAAATGAATAAAAGGGAAGAAATTTTAAAAGAATACAGGGACAGCATATGGAAGGCATCTGACGGATATTGGAAAATCCGTATGACTTATGACGAAACCGGACAGCGGAAGATGTTCAAACGTCGGTCTAAGCAGGATTTAGAGGACTTGATTGTAAAGACACACCGTGAGAAAGCAGAAAATCCAAAGATTAAGAGTGTGTTCGAGGAATGGGCGCAGCGCAAGGTTGATCTGAATAAGATTTCAATACAAACTTATCAGAGATATCAGCAGGACTTTAATCGTTTTTTTGGGGACATGGGCGAACGCAGAATTAAAAACATTGAGTCAGAGGATATCAGCAACTTCCTGGAAGAGCAGATTAGCGAACACAATCTAACCGCAAAAGCTTTCTGCAATCTTAAGACAATTACCAGAGGTACCCTGAAATGGGCGAAGCGCAACAAGCTGATTGATTGGAACGTGCAGGAATTATTCTATGATTTGGATGTCACCGATAAATCTTTCAAAAGAAATATCAAAGAAGATTCGGAAGAAGTATTCAACGACGCTGAAATGGACAGGATGATTGACTACTTGAAAGACAATCAGGATATAGTAAATCTTGGCATCATGCTTATGTTTGTAACTGGTCTGAGAGTTGGGGAGCTATGCGCTTTGAAATGGAATGACTGGCTGCCACATATCAGTACGATTAAAGTCAGAAGAACGGAAGTAAGGCATTTTGAAAACCATAAAGGCATTTTTGAAGTAAAAGACTTTCCGAAAACAGAAGCAGGCGTAAGAAATGTAGTGGTTCCTCAGGGGTGTACATGGATATTACAGAAGCTTAGAAATATGTCGACATTCTGTGAATATATATTTTCCAAAGATGGAAAGCGATTAAATACTTATTCGTTCAGGAACCGGTTAAGAACAGTGTGTAAGAAAACTGGCTGTATTCAAAAATCACCGCATAAAATACGGAAAACATATTGCACAATATTACTCGATCACAGCATAGATAATCAGATGGTCACATCACAGATGGGCCACACAAATATTTCGTGTTCCGAGAACTACTACCACAGAGACCGAAAGGACCTCAAGAAAAAACAAAAAATCATGGATAGCATAGATGAATTTATGGTAGTATCGAGATAACTTTTGGCTATTTTTAAATAGGGAACAGCTAGGGAACAAAAAGGAACACCCTGGAAAAGTTATAAATGTTGATTTTATAGGAAAGATAGCAGTTTAAAGATACGTTCGATTCCCGTACTGGCTGCTAACGAAAACCTTGTAAAATCAAGGTTTTTTGTGCTTTTTAGAGGTGTTTAAAAGTTCGAGGGAACAGGCTAGGGAACAGGTAAGGAACAAGAACAAATATTCGAATTAAAACCATAGGAGGAAAACTTGTGTGTGAGACACAGGTAAAACCATCGTAGACGGCAGAAATGCGGTCTTTTTTTGTTGCCAAAATTATGTTAATATGGTTGTATGGAGGTGGCGTTGTGATACATACCGCATACGATGTGATGAAAGAATACCTGATAACCGGAGCAGAACTTGACGGGCAGTTTCAAATACCAATGCTGCCAAAAGTAGATTTCTCGCCGGGCAAGTCGATTGACTTTGTGTCTTCAAAATCCAGATCGCTGAAAGGGCATAAGGACTTGACCGTAAATTTCTATATTGACGACAAAAGTTTCCTGCAGGTATGGAATCAGCCAGACCAGTATGTAGAGCATCTGAAATGTTTCCATTCAGTTTGCAGCCCAGATTTCACAATTGCTTCCGGGATGCCTACGGCACTAAATATATACAACCTATACAGGAATCATGCTCTAGGCTTCTACTTTGCGATTTTAGGCGTTAATATCATACTGTCGGTAAATGTTATCAGTCCAAAAGAAATGCCTTGGATTTTCGATGGTACGCCGCACAGAAGCACTGTATCATGTTGCACTAATGGGAGAGTGCGGTCTAAGTCTGCCAGAATGGAATTTTGTGAGAATTTCAAGGAAATGTTAGACGCAATAGAGCCAACAAAAGTTGTGATCGTTGGCATCGTACCGGACGAACTTAATGTGGATGTGCCAATTATAAACCTCAATTCACGTAGTCAGAACATGAAGGAGATGTTCAGAAAGGAAGGACCATGGGAACAGTCAGTAGCGGATCAGCAAAACGAAGAAACAAAGAAACCGGTCGGCAGAAGAAACGCCGAAGCAGACTTTTCAGTATTGTGGGACGAAGAAACATGACTGGAAAAGATGAATTGAATGTGATGAAGTGAAAATTTACATCACGCCAGTCTACGTTATAGAAAATTATATACAGAATGTACAAAAAATAAAAAGTCGCAGGTCTGAATTAGTTTCAGATTTCTGCGATTTTTTTCAGATTTTCCCAGTTCAAACTGTCCCGGTTTTGATACTGTTTCTGACTTGTCATACATTTCCTTGGTACTCTTGCCTCATCCCGGGACCGCCTCGGCAACCGCCAGCCGATCAGTAACAGACCACTACGGGAACCCGTGAAAGTCCCACCGCCCTGCATGATCTGGTAAACCAGAGCTAACAACACAGCCCGCCGGGGATAACCCGGAAGCAGACCGGGAGTAGCTGCGGAAGCGCAGAATCAGCGACAGACACCACCAGAACCAAAACTAATTCTAGCGTAACGTTGTAAAATGCGTTTAAAAGCGCTTTTACGCATCATTGGTAAAATATACAGGAATTACATAAAACTCGCTTAAAAAGCCAAATACGGCGTTATAGAAGTATTTGAGGCACAACCGCCCAAGCAAAACACCTAAAAGCGTACAGAAATAAGACCGCCGGAGCGATCACAAACAAAGCCCGCATAGCTCCGCGCAGTCTGGAAGAATAAACACCCGATTGCGTGAAACGTCCGCGTAACTATACAAAATAATAATAACCCCGTTGCACTCTGCCGTCAATCCCTGTTAGCAATTTGATATTCGAAGATTTAAGACGCTTTTATATACTTATGATAAAATATACCAGAATCACGATAAAAGCCGTTAAAACGTCGAACAGAAGCCAATACAGCTATATATAATTGTCAATGTGCATCAAACCAGGTCACAAGCCTCGGAGAAGTCCCGCACAGGTCACGAACCACCGCCGCCCGGAGCGGATGCAGGACACTAGAAAAAGAGCAGCGTTTTTTACTTCTCTAAATAATTTATATTCGTGATCTGCGGTAAGTCCTGGAAGAACTCAGAAAAACCGCCGTCAGTAATATTGTACTGGCGGTCAGATGTTGGAATTGTGCGACCGTCTTTTACCTCCATGCAGGAAAGTTGTAAATATCCGGGTTTTTTAGTAGATTTATGCAGCGCGTATCGCATAACAGACACCGCCCCAGACTGACAGCGCACCGGCGGTAAGTCGTACCAGATCAGTGGAACGGAACCGGAAGAAACAGTTTCAAATACTTGCCTGGCTTCCTTTTCTGCAATTTCTTTTATTCTGTTTACTTCAGAAAAATCACCGCTTTTTATAGCGGTGATAGCTTGTTTTTGCGTGGCTTTTCTGATTATGATCATCTTTTCATTCCTCCTCAAAAATCAAAATCAATGTTGTTAAATGATGACCGTTTGACCAGTCAGCTTGCAAATGATCAAAAAGTACTTCAGCGGTAAATTTATCGTTGCCAAGACACTTAAAAAACCATTTCTTATCACTTTTTACTTCGTATACATTCCACATATATTTCTCTTCTTCCCTTTACCCATGGGAGCCGGGTTATTAAAGGCGTTGCCGGGAATCGAACCCGGCGGGAACCGTTACGCCTGAAAGCTAAACCCTTTTTATAAACTCGGTTTCCGTATAGTTTTCTCCGGTTACCTCATTTACAAAGGCCAAGATTCCGGACTTTGTGAAATCGAAGCGGGTAAAATCAAAGTCCCTTTGCGCAAGCCTATATTCGTAAGAACGTCCGCAACCCTCAGCGTCGTAATATGTTCCGTCGACATGCAACGCGTTAGACTGTACCACTGGACATCTTTTTTTTATTTGCGTCGCGCCTCTGGTAGCTTCCAAAATCCGCAATAACGTGCAGGCCGTCCAGCGTGTCAAATTCTGCGCGAACTCTGCAATTTGGAACGTCTGAGCCGTTTCTATAGCCTGTTCCTGTACATCCGTATTCTACTAATGTTAATTTTTTCATGTTTTTAATCCTCCTGATTTTATTTTAAAAGGCCGCCGGGGAAATGCTCCCCGGTACGCTTTCCAGCCTAATTTTCCGTAAGTCTTTTGAAAATATCAATTGTAAGAGCTGCAAGCCCCCTTTTCTTGTCTGACATATAACCATGTCTTTTACTTCTTAGCGCTTTTTCAGCAGTTTTCAAACTGCTTACACCGTAAGATGCGGCTTTTTGAAGTGCCTTGTATTCTTTAGAAGTAACCGGAACAGCTTTCAATGTATCGGGATTAATGGAAAAATCTTCTTTATCTCCCGGGTGGAGCATCTGGCAAATAGGAATATAAAGATCAGTCCCCATGTTTTCACCAATATTCCAAACAATGTAGTTACCCGGGATTTTCTCCACAATTTCAAAAATATGTGTATTCCATAAAGATGTAGAAATGATTTTGTTTCCATCGATTTTTACTGTTGCGTATGCCATATTATTTACCTCTCTTTTTATTTTTTTTGAAGTCCGGCGGTTGCGTTGGGGCTACGGCTTGACCGCCGCCGGAGGGATTAATCTAAATAATTAATATTAGATATACTGTATTCTGCTTTTAGTTTCTCAAAAGCACGTTCTGTGACAATATAATAATTTATACTGTTTTCCGTTTTATCAAGGCGAATCCCGCGCCCTTTTAAATTCAACTCAGTTGTTAAAAACCAGTGGTCACCGTAATAGCTCAGACTTGCGTCAATCTGACATTCTGGCTTTCTTGCCCCATTTCCGGCGTGTACATATACAACCCGGGAGCGGCAACCGGGGCGGCTGTCTGACTCTCTAATGCCTTTAATTTTTGACGCCCGATTCTGCGAAGTGTCAGCAGTTCGGACTGTGTTATTTTGTTTTGCCTTGCCAATTCTTCAGCAGTTCCAAGGTAAAACTCTGTGGTTTTTACAGTTCCAGAAACCTCGAAGAACTGTTTTAAGTTTATGAATCCGGTCGACTCCTGAACCGGGAAAGGGATTATTTTGCACATTGTTTTTTCTCCTTTTCTGTGATATTCTGTTTTTGCTGATATTTTAATGATTTACAATTTATACTGTGGGGGAATCCGGGCTTTTCGTCCGGATTCTTTTTTTATGCCGCCATTTTGTACAGAATCAGAAACTTTAATTCTTCATACTGTCGGGAGTTAATCCCGGAGAAGTCGCTCCCGATCAGGTCCAGGAGCTTCACAAGTTTTCTTTTTGTGCGGGCCTTTTCAATCTGGCCAAGATAGATGTTATATCTCATTTTTTAACCCTCCTGAGACTCAAAACAACATCGTCTTTCATGTCATAAGTACCGCGACTGTCGAACGTAATGACCACCGGTGCATTATTTTTTTTGTCTTGCGTCAAATCCCCATTCTTCGCCACGATGTCGGTTACTGTCTGGGTTTTGCTGTGATATACGCCCGGCATCGTGTAGACGTTGGTGTTCTGCGGTGCGTGGGTGAGTGCGGCGATCATTGTCGCAATAATTAATTTCTTCATGGTTGTTTCACTCTCTTTCCTATAATGAATTATATTTTTCAAGAATTTCTTTCGTGATTCTCGAATGTGTTTTACAGTGTCTGAATTTGTATCTATGAGCTATTTCGTGAGAAATTACACTCTCTAATGTTTCGGGCTCGATGTCGAACCCACCGTTAAAAATAGACTCATATTTTTCATGAATGAAATAATTGTCAATTGTTATAAAACAATCGGCTTTCGGGCTTTCAGAGTCACTGGTATAAAAGAGTCCTAAGGCGTCTCTATTTCTTCGGGACATTTTTTCGTGATCTCGGTTTGTGATTTCCAACCCATCAGTTTCTGGGAGTTTGTGAAACTTAGAAACTACGGAGAAAAACCAATGCAATTCGTCTGCAGTTAATTCAGTTTCGTTTCCGTAGAAATCTGTATATGTATTTCCAAACTTCATTTCGTTTCCTTTCTACCCTGCCATCATCAGCACCGGGAGGGCGGCTCCGGTGGACGGCCATTTCTGACCGTTTCGGCTATCCGTTTATTGCTGCATTTATGGTATCCCATGCCTGTTGATAGCTCCTTAATACTTCGCCCTTGTGTGGACCTGTGGGAATAACGGAACCCCACTTCGGAGTGCCGATTCTATCAGTTATCATTTTTTTATCAGGCACATATTTCGTTTTAAATGTCCTGAGTGCCTTCATTGCGCATCGTTTATACTGTTTCTTTGTCATATCTATTACCTCTTTTCTTAAATTTCTGAAATAAGCCCCTCAGCTTCTTCTAAGTTGTCAAATGCTTCTTCAATGTCTGAAATATATTCTTCCATCTGTTCACCGCGTTCACCGTACTGGAAATTTTCTGGAAGATTGTCAAACGCTTCCTGTTCTTCATCTTTTACTTCGTCCAGGATGTCTTTGGCTTGCGAGATCAGATCAAGTGCCTCTGATAACCTCTTTCTTCTTGCTCTGTTCATACTTTCCTCTCTTTCTCCCGGCTCTGCGTCCGGGTTGCTTGTTCTCTGTTGATGGTTATATATTAGCATAGTTTAATAATGATGTCAATAGCATAGTTTAATAAAATGTATTATTTTTAAAATAGTGTTTTTTCCTGCACATATAATAGGAAATAAAAAATATCGAAATAAAAACCCATAGCCGATTGACGCATAGTTTAATAAATGATATAATCAAAGCAAACAATAACAGGAGGGTTAAAAAATGGCATTTAAAGAGAAAGAAAAGGAACTTTCATATATTGCACAATATCAAAAAGACAAGTACGACCGTATAACAGTAATGGCGCCAAAGGGAACCAAGGAAGACGTAAAAAGAGCAGCCGATCTAAAAGGAGTCAAGATGTCTGCATTCGTTTTGGAGTGCATACAGAAAGAATTGGAAAGAATGAAAAATTAGTAGAATAGTTTAATAAAATACTTGACGCATAGTTTAATAAATGATATACTGTAACCATAGAAAGGAAGTGGTTACAGTGAAAACAGAACAATTTAGGATTAATGAAAATTCTGATTTCCCAGGTGTCTATATAATTGTAAATATGGACAATCAAAAAGTATATATTGGTTCAACCAGAAACATATGCAAGAGATTGAAAGCGCATTTATATAGTCTAAAAAAGGGGAAACATTCATCAAGTACTTTTCAAAAAGATTTTGATAGTGGTAATTCATTTATTGCATATCCTCTAACAAGGGTTGAACTATTGCCAAAGTATTTAAAGGACCATAATTTAAGACATTTTGAATACATGGCGATTAAAATGTTTGATTCTACGAATCCAGAAAAAGGATACAACAAAGTAAATCACAAAGCAGAATCTTACGAGCTTGGAAATATAAAACGAGCAAATTCTCAATTTAACGATTTTTTTGAAGTAAAAGAAAAGTACAAAGCAAAAGTAAAATTATATTGTAAAGAATACTACGAAGAAGAATTAGAATTTTTCTTAAAACAGGCTATGCGTTAAAGAAAACCATTTCAAAAGCCCATTCGGGTGGGGTGGTCGTCCCCGGTAACTGGAAACCTTGTAAAGAAAATAAAAACACGGAGGAACAAAAAAATGAAAATACAGGGAATCGGAACAGTAAGAAAAGAAGTAGCAATGCAGATTTTAACAGAGGACGGAAAGAAGGCTGTAAAAAGTGGTGAGATCACCACACAGGAGCTTGGAGAAATGTATAAGATTCATGAAATTAAAAAGATTTCCAGAATCGGAAAATGCAGCGATTTATTTACAAATTGCTATAAATGGATTCCGGAAAACTTACAAGAAAAGCTCTCTCCGGAAGAGCTGGCACAGCTCACAGATGTATTTTATGAATGCTATGGAGCCGGAAAAAATGCACAAAAATAGAGCTTAACTAAAAGCTCTATTAAAAAACTGTAAATAAAATTATTTCAATTCGTAGCTAAAAGGGGATTGCTATTTAGCCCGCCTGTAAAGCATCCATCACAGGTGACAAAATAAGTATATCTCTTAATTGCGGAAAAGTCAAGAATAAAACCGCACAGCCCCGGACAGGGGCGGACAGGAGGAAAATAAAATGAAATTAAACACATTGTCATACGTCCTCGGAGCAGAGGACACAATTGAAACTGGTAAAGAATATTTCTTCGGTCAGCTCTGGGACGGAAACGGAGATGGGGAAGAACTGTTGGAGTCTGGAGCAATCGCCGTATATCAGGATGGCAAGGAATACATCGTTGACTTCGAGATTCTGGAATCTGCGGAGGATATTCTGCAAACCCGGGTTAAGGTTACTGGGATTAATTAACAGGAGAAAAGGAAAATGATTAAGAGAGCAAAACTTGAAACCATTTACAAAATGGCTAAAGAAGATAACGAGAAAATAGAAGAATGCAAAACTTTCCCAGACGGATGGGATAAAATAGTCTATGACTATTATAATAAACTGTCAAAAGACTCATACGACGTTGAAATGTTTATGGATTTTTTGAGCGGTGAAGATTCACCGTTAGAAATGGCGTACGCATACAGAAGAAATATGTATATCATGTTGTACACAATGAATGCAACAGATACGTTGGCATTTGTGGACAGCGAATATGATATATTCTACATCGTATCAAAAGACGGCGACGATTATAACAGTTGGGAGTGGTGTTTCACAAACAATATTGACCCGATCAAATACAGGGGTGACGACGGAGACGAACCGGTCCCGGAATGGCTCATAAAAAAATACGAAGAACAGATAAGAGAGGAAAAGAGAAATGAAGAAAACAATTGATTTATTAAATGCAGTTGTAGCAATGGGATTCGACAGAGAGCAGGCGCTTACAGACATCGACGCAAGCCTCGACGCAGAGCTTGAAGAGAGACATCCGCTGAGAGATGAAGAAATACCGGACGAACTTTATAACGACATCATTTTCGGGTTTCGGTCAGAAAAGGAAATGAACGCATGAAAGCAGTAATGATACAAGGGCATATGGACACCGTCCGGTTTTCAATTCCGGGATGGAATGGCAAGCAGGGCGAAACATACCCGCTTCCGCCTTTTTCTACAGTTGCTGGGATGGTTTATTTTCTTTGCGGGTGGGATAGCTGGCATAACATGAAGATATCTGTATCCGGCAATGGAGTCCTGAACAAGCCGGAAATTTGCATGAGGTGGCGCGGCGGAACTGTCGCAGGATCAGAAACGGAGGAATTTAAGCAGCGTTTTCCGGTCAGGGTAAAATCTGGGGATTCGTTTGTAGGCTGGGTCAATACACCAATTTACGAAAATATGGTGTCTGATCTGGACCTGAGATTACACATTATGCCAGAAAATCAGAAAGAAGTTGATGTGATCTGCAGAAAGATTCTGAACCCGCGGACATTCCCAAGCCTGGGACGACATGAGGACTTGATAAGAATTGACGACGTGCAGGTTGTTGATGTTTTGCCAGCACAGGAAATTACGCTTGATATGTGCGCCTATGCGCCGGCTACGGCAAAAACGCCCGGAACTGTTTACACAGTTCATAAAAATTACACGATTAGCAAGGGAAAACGAATATTTAATGATGTTCGAGTAAAATATTTAGATAGAGGAATGAAAGTAATTACAGATTGTGATAATTTAAACAATCCTTGTTTTTTTATCTGATCTATAGTATTATTTAGACAACAATTACTGAGGTAATTGAATGTAAATTTGAAATAGTACTGAATAAGTGCAAACTTTAATAGTTCCATAGTGGAAAGACGCAATAAAGCCCCTGAGAGATAATCCCGGGGCTTTTGTTGTCTTATTCTGGCGGCGTAATGAATGAGGGGGAACAACCCCGCCGCCGAAGTTGTTGAAATATATTTAGCACAAAACCGCCGAAGTTGTCAAGCAAATTTTTTTATTTTGGGTCTTGATTTTTGAAACCAATGTGGATAAAATTAAATCAACGACAGGCGACGGAACTCAGGAGGGGAGCGACAGCCAGAGCGCGAAAAGAATAAGAATTTAACAGCCAGATCACGCCGGATAAGGTACCGGAAGGTCTGGCTTTTTGTGTTTAATAGCCGGAAAAATGACAGTATTACAATGTGTATAAATATATAATAACTGTCTATATAATCCCCTCCAAGATTCTAGAGACCTAGAGTTTATTAATATATATATGCTATACAGTACCGTATAGATATATAGAGTTAATAAGAGTAAAATAAAATTAAATAGACTGTTGACAAGTAATATAAAAGTATGATAAAACAGAATTAACAACTGAATAAGCCGAAAGGCAACAATGATAATTAAGACTATTAGACGACTAAAAACCGTAGCAGACGGAAAGAAGAAAGGGATTTAGAAAGGTCCCAGATTGTATCTGCGAACGTGTTTTTGTCGTCTTTTTTTATTTCAATTTTTGGAGGTGATACAGTGAAAAAGAGTAATACAACAGTGACAGAACAGGGAATAGAAGTATATGAGAATGATATATATAGACTTGTGGACGAATATATAAACACTGTGTTACAAGTAACTCCAGAAGAATTTGATACACAGAAAGAATATAAAGCTGTTGTTGCTGATAGCTTTGTAGACATGATCTTTTATATACATGATAGGATACCTAAGCCAAGTAATGATGATATAGAGTTGCTAGATAATATATTTAATATATTTGTTAGGGTATGCAGTAAGTACAACGTATTACCAACGTTGGAGGTATTTAGTTTTTTAGTTGGTATTAACCGTTCAACGTTTAGCGATTGGATGCGCGGAGACTATAGAGCAAGCTCATCGCATGGCACCACGGTCAAAAAATGGTTCGACATCTGCAAGAATTGCACAGTAAACAGACTAAACAATCAGCCCGGTACAAACGCCAACTTGATATTCATTGCAAAAGCAGCTTATGGAATGGCAGAGACAGCACCAGTGCAGACGACACAGCAGGATGGCATACCACACCAGACAGCGCAGCAGATCGCAGACAAGCACAGGGCGGCGCTGGAGCTTCCAGAGATAGAAAAACCGGAGTTATAACACAATAAAACGTGGAAAACGTTCGTGAACTGCGGACAAAATGGCATAAATTCAGGTAAATAGTGCAAACTGTATAACATGCACAATTTATACAAGCGGTATTTGTACAATGTGTATGTCAATCTATATAAGAAACTGAAGTTTGTTACATAGATACATATGTTCGTGTTGAATAGCGCCCCTACGCGCGCTTCCTTGACCACTGCCGCAGGCCTTTAATGGTCAGCGTTAAGCCAGGGAAGCGGGAACCCATGGGGCGGCGGGCTTCCCTGGTAGCGTCCGGCATGGATACCGGGAGGGGGTCTATACAATCCCCGATACACGCCGAGTGAGTACTCCGAGTTCCCGAAAAATTAAAAAAGTCTCATCCAACACCCAGACTTCAATTTCTCTCAAAAAAAACAAAAAGACCACCCATGGCAGAGATAGTGATTGCAACACGAAAGCCATAAGCCTTAATGGTTTCTCTGCCGGAACAAATAAGGCGATATCAGAAAGGCAGGTACGAACATGGATAAAATCGTAAATAACGAAGGATATCTAAGGTCAGGACTTATGGATATAGCTGCCCAGCTATTAACCGTCTGTAACGAGACAGGAGCTACAAATATTCAACTGATAACATCGCCATGGAAAGAAGGCAAAGGAATTACCCTTCTGGTGAAAGTAGGAGATAAACCCGTTCTTTCAGTAAAGATGGACACTGCCTATGAAAAAGAATAACCCTCAGGGCGAATCAATCCGAATCCGGCTCACAGGACAGCTAGAACGAAAACTCATAGTCGAAAAGAACCGAACCGGAAAAAGCGTATCGCAGATCACCAGAGAAGCATTGGAACAATATTTCCGAAGAAGATAGGCAAAACGCCGACTCAATTTTTCTCAAAAAAATAAAAAAGAGGTTTTTATATGCCAGAAGAATACAGCGAACGATTCGACCAGCTTCGCAAGAACCGAGTTGAATTAAGCTATCATAAATACGGCCCTGCCAGGAAGAATTATAAAACCGGGAACGTGCAGGCACTTCCGTCCATGGAACGGTGTATTGAGAAATATAATTCCACCGGAAACACAGAATATCTCGTGGATGCTGCAAATTACCTTATGTTTGAGTTCATGTACCCACAACACCCTAAAGCACACTTTAAAGCCACAGACAGCAAGGATAGCGCCGGGATAGTCGGGATTAGCGTGAAAGAAATGGAGGACTTGAAGAATGAGCGATTTTAGCGTACCAAAAGTAAAAATCATAAATCCAGTAGGCCCAGGCTGGAGGGGAACGCAATGTTTTATTAACGGAACAGAAATCAATCGTGTAATATCAGCAGACTTTCATGTCGCAGTTGATGAACTTCCGACATCGGTTTTCGAATTAATGGCTCTGCCGGATATTGAAATGGAATCTGAAGTAAAATTCTCATACACACCGCAGTCAGTAGAGGATGCAGTAAGAATCATGAGACATGAACTTCTGACACACGGAGAAGTTTACAATGGCTTCAAAGCAAGCCTTAAAACAGCAATTGAGAAGTATTGTACATGTGGTTTACCCTTCGAGCCAGAAGAAGAAACCGCCGGCAAGATTCTCAATTTCATGATCGGAGAGGAACAAAGAGAATGATTTTGGCAAAATTCGTAGCAGCCATGTTAGATATTGCTTTTTTTACATTGGTCTTGGCATTCCTCATATCACAGGACGAAACCGAAAAGAAAAGCAATCCAATAGCATCGGCAATATTTATATTAATGGAGATATGTTTCGCGGTTAATGCAGTTGTGATTTTTAGATTATAAGGAGAACCCAATGCGGTTAGCATTCACAATACAAATTCCCCTGTTCACCATACTGATTGAACGGGTGAAAATACAAGAAAAGCAGAAGCCTGTCGTTCTCAGGTTCGGGAAAGCCTTTGAATCTGACAGGTCGAGGCATCCAGAGTAGCTTAGGTCTGCGTTGGTGAAACTCAATGGAATATAATATAATTTTTTCCCACCCATTGCAAAGTAACTGGCGCGGACTTAACAATATTAATAGCTATGATGCTTTCTAAAACCACCAGAATATATCACATTTCCGGGAACGCCAACCCGGAAAGTAATGGGCTATCGCCAAGCGGTAAGGCTCAGCACTTTGACTGCTGAATTCGTGGGTTCGAATCCCACTAGCCCAGTCGGACTATATTGTTTAGCCATGATATAGTTCCCCTCCGAATTGGTTCCATCTATCCCAACGGGGATGATTAAAGGGGCTTCAAATGCCCCGGATGGATTCTGCTTATGCAGAACAGCATTTAGACCCTTTGTTGCGACTGTGAGGGCAAGAATCGCAACAGCAGAGGAAGTTACTCTTGAACTGCAATAACCCTCTGCTTAGGAAACTTAGTTCAGTTGGCAGAACGGTCGGCTCATAACCGAAAAGTCACAGGTTCGAGTCCTGTAGTTTCCATTTCTTCCATATGCTGTCTATCCGTTTTATGGACAGAAAAAACTGTTGAATGAGTGTATGTGGATTATTTTTATGAAAGGTGTGTAACGGCACAGCCTGTTCGATGAAGATAATTCCCCGTTCGACACAGTCTCTGAGTTAAATTGTCGTCAATAAGCGCGCATTGAGGACAGGAAGTTTTCAAGAGACATATAAAAGGTTTTGTTGTTATACACAAAGACATTAATATCCAAATCCGAAACAACTCCGTGGGGCTGGCACGGCATAAAGCAGCCTAGTGGAAAGCATAACACGATAAACATATTGCTAACCCGGAGTTTCCGGGTTATGTGGAATGTGCAGCTAGTGGAAAGCTGATAGGGACGAGTAACCTAGTCTCCGGTTCGATTCCGGGCGTTCCACTTTAATCCGCTTAGAATTATGCTGTCTGTTCACGGGCGGTCTATGGCTCAGGTGGATTATTGAAGCATAGCTCAGTGGTAGAGCAGTGGTCTCCAAAATCACGTGCCGCAGGTTCGATTCCTGCCTTTCCGATTCCAATGAACTGCAATCATTGGAATATTTTTCTCTTACTTCGTTCGGTTCCAGTGTTTCTCGTTGGGAGATTTATGCCGTTCAAGTCGGCACACTGGACTTTTTTTAAATTTAAAAGCAGGAGGATGAATGTTGAAAGAAAAAACCGGAATATTATATATAGCCGTAAACCATGAGGATTCCGAGTGGTTTTTGCATACATTAAAAAGTAGATTATTTGGTTCTACGAATGCGATATTAAATCGCAATGTTATGACATTAGAAACAAACAATTACATTGTCGAAACAATCACTTTATTTAATTATATATGGGACAGCCGATCATATCCGGCAGAAGCGTTTTTACTTAGTAGTAAGCCTTTTGAAACGCAAATACCAAGAATCAAAATCCTGTCAAATGAATTTTCAAGAATAGAAACCAAATTAGCTATTAATGCAAAAGAAATCGACATGGAACAGCTCGTACATGCGCTAAATCATGATATTGTTCCGTATACGGAAAATCGTAGCATATGGGAGAAAAATTTAAAATGCAAATAGCAGGAAAAGAAATTAAAGACGAATGTTCTAAATGCGGAAACATCCTTGAATGCGAATTGTTCCGTCAAGGACATGGAATAAAGCAGGAACGTGAGAACATAGCGAAGATGATCGAATGCCAGATGAAGCACAGGGAGAAAAGAGAGAAATGATTAAGATTTTGAAACCTGGTACATTAAAAGAAGCAACTTGTGACAAATGCGGTGCAGTATTGAGCTATGACGAGTCCGAAGATGTGAAAGATGAAAATATAGAGAATCATTTTGCCACAAATATGCCATCTGGATTCGGGTACAAGAGAAAATACATCATTTGCCCGCAGTGTAAGAATAAAATCATTTTAAGTTCGACCAGATAGGGACATATTCGCTTATGAGAATTAATTATTCAGGTACCGATATTGGATTTTTTGATATTGTATATAATCTTGAGGGAGAATGCCATCGAATGAACATCCCGACCAGATTTTATCCAGACAAGCATGTGCTTCTGGCAGGAAACACTGTTTTATTTCATAAAAATCCAGAATGTTCGGATTACATCGGAGATAACTACGAAACAATTTTCACCTTAGTAAGAAAGGATAACGGGAAATGAGCATTAAAACAGCACTTGAATCAGAAGGAGTAGACTTCTCTGAATATATGAATCCTCCGGAGCCATGGGACGGAACAGCACAAATTAAAATGGAAAATGGCACAAAGTGGGTAATTTGCCCGTTTTGCGGAAAGAAAGCCTTAAAGATTTTCCCAACCACAAAGATTTATCGGATGCCGTATAAATGCAAGGGTAGCAACTGCAAGAAAGAATTTATGGTGAATGTATGAGTACTTGTTATGATTGCGCGTGCGGAAAGATCATTGATAATGGAGTTAATAGGGGGTATATTTGTGACCTTGGTGAAAAGACATTTTACGTTCCATTTATGGCTCCCACGCCAGAAATATGTGATAAATTCGCTAAAAAGAGTGGTATCTCAGCTTGGGATGCATTTAATGATGAAGAACGTAAGAAATATTCTGAAATGTATTCTATACTTCCGTTTTGCAATCCTGATGTAAGCTCAGAAGATTTTTTCAGAGATATGGATAGTGGGTACTTAGGGATTTATCCAGAAAACACACCAGACATCGTTAAAGCTATTGATTCCATAAAAGCGCATGATGAAGATGTTATTAAAACAGTTGCCAACGATGCGGAAGAACTTCAAAAGACTAAACCTATGGAACCGGATGAACTTTCGGAAGAAACCAAGTTTCGAATCTATAAATTAATTGTAAATGAAATCGGGAAACATTTTCATAATTGTGAGATGAGTATGTCGTTCAAAGATTTCATACTTGTCGAGGACTGCATCAGAAAAGTTTTGCAAGGAGAACAAGATGAACAGAAAACGAATTAAATGCATTTTGACAGGTGGTTGCAGATTTAAAAGTTCGGATACAGAATCGAAATGTAACGATAAAGAAAAGACTTGTACTATTACGGAAACTTGCTACAAATGTGGGAAAAAATATACAGCCATATTTACTTATAAACAGTTAGGGATTCCAGATTGGAGGTGAGTGAATGAAGCTACCAGAATGCGACCACGATTTTGAAGAATGCGAGATATTCAATCCGTATAATTATAATTTTAATAAATTTAAGCCGTACGGCTCTAATCAGCGCTTCCAACCGTATTATTGCAAAAAGTGTGGAATACTTATATTAAAAAGAACAGTTAATAATTTGAAAGAAACAGATAAGTTTCTGTGGGAATAATAACCAGTCAGAGAGCCAGAAAGGAGTGCCATTATGAGCAACTTGAAGATATTTACAGATAATATCGAACCAGAAGCATTAAATCAGATTTATGCATTGATAAAACAGCCTGCATTTTCTGAATGCAAAGTACGAATCATGCCAGATGTTCACGCAGGAGCGGGATGTGTAATTGGTTTTACTGCTGATTTCGGAGATAAAGTAATTCCGAACATTGTTGGCGTAGACATTGGATGTGGAATGCTTACAACACAAATCCCTGCTGACGTTGGAACAATAGATTTTAAAATTCTCGACGAAGTAATAAGAAACAATGTTCCGGCAGGAAGAAACGTACGTGACGAAATCATAAATTTTGAAGAATTAGAAGAACTTCATTGTTTTTCTCGACTCAAAAATATTGAATGGATTCGCAGGAGCCTTGGTACACTTGGGGGCGGAAATCATTTCATTGAAGTTGACACTGATTCGAAAGGATTAAATTATCTTGTAATCCACACTGGGAGTCGCAACCTTGGGAAACAAGTAGCTGAAATATATCAGAAAATTGCCATAGAAGATATGCAAGGCACAGATAAACTTGAAGCTGAAATACAAAAATTAGTAAAAGAATACAAGTACTCTGGAAGACACAGAGATATCCAAAATGCCATTGATGAATTAAAACGAAAATGGAAGACGGGCAAACTAGGTGTTCCAAAAGAATTATGTTACTTAACGGGAGAACACAGAAAACAATATCTGCATGATATGAAAATCTGTCAAGAATTTGCAAGAATAAACAGACGATGCATACAGAGTGCTATATTTTACACTATGAATTGGACGCTCCAAAGAAACACATGGTTTGATACAATTCATAATTATATTGACCACGATACAAACATTGTTCGTAAAGGCGCAATATCAGCTAGACATGGCGAAAAAGTTCTTATCCCAATGAATATGCGAGATGGATGCATTATTGCAGTTGGGAAAGGAAACGATGATTGGAACTGTTCGGCCCCGCATGGTGCAGGACGCATTATGAGCCGATCAAAAGCAAAAGAAAACATCTCGTTAGAAGAATTTAAGGAGTCTATGGATGGGATATACACAACATCCGTTCAGAAATCCACAATTGATGAAAGCCCTATGGCCTACAAACCACCGCAAGAAATTATTGATAATATCAAAGATACTGTAGAAATAGTTGATATTATCAAACCTATATATAACTTTAAAGCAAGTGAATAACCAGTCAAAGAGCCACACGAGAGCCAGACTAAATCCTAAGAAGAAAGGAGGTCTGGCTCTATTTTTTATGCAAAAATTCACAGAAGGCTCGATTGAATGGTATCGGGCAATCCTAAATCAAATCATCAATGACGATATGACGGTATATCAAAACCAGAAAGATTGCCTTGATCTGCTGTTAAATATGAATATTGATCTTCCTTTCAAGGATAATCCAGATGCGCAGAACATGGCAATGAAAGTCAGTCGGTACGCTCATAATAAAGCTGCGAAAAAGGCAGCAGTTACAGGAAGTGGTTCATTTGACGATTTGTACTGGCAGTATTTGTTGATGGAATCACAGAACTATCAGGTTGACAGCGGACTTCTTTACCTTGAAAAGAACCGAATCCCGAAAGAACGATTCTACGAACCACGAAGAAATGTGTTCTTACAACATAACATCATAGGTTCACTACAAGACCTGATGGATGACAAATTAGATATATTTGCATTAAGCGTACCTCCGGGTTGTGGAAAGAGTACTCTGGAAGATTTCTTTTTATCATTGGTAGGTGGATGGTTCCCGAATGACTTTAACCTGTCTTCGGCACACAGTAGCATTCTGACACGTTCCCTTTATGATGGTGTTCTGGAAATTATCAATGATCCCGTGGAATACACGTGGCATGAGATATTCCCTAACGTAGGAATTCAGGGAACAAATGCAAAAGAAACGACAGTAAACCTTGAAAGAAATGGACGTTTTAAAACTTGGACGTTCCGTTCAATTGATGGTTCTCTGACTGGTGCGACCCGATGCAACCGATTCCTTACCGCCGACGACCTTGTGTCTGGAATTGAAGAAGCACTGAATAAGAATCGCCTTGACACCCTATGGACTAAAGTGGTGAACGATTTGCGCTCTCGTAGACTTGAAGGGTGCAAAGAATTTTATATTGCTACCAGATGGTCTGTCCATGACCCTATCGGTAAATTACAACAGTTATATTCTGGCAATCCAAGAGCAAGGTTCATAGCAGTACCGGCTCTTACGGATGATGGAAAGAGTAATTTTTTATTTTCCGTAAATGGATTCTCTGAAAAGTATTTCAATGATGCCAAAGAGTCCATGGATGAAATTTCTTTTAACTGTTTGTATATGCAACAACCAGTAGAACGTGAGGGATTATTGCTTCCACCAGACAAATTGAAAAGATTTTTCTTTCATAAAGATGACGTACCAGATGGATGTACTGATGAATACATAATTATTCCAGATAGAGAAGCGGATGCAATCTGGGCGGTATGCGATACAAAAGACAAAGGAACCGACTTTGAATCATTACCTATTGCATATCAATATGGGGATAAATTTTTTATCCCGGACGTTGTTTTCGATGATACTACAGATTACGACATCCTGGACAGAAAGACTGCTGATATCTTGATAAAACACAATCCGCATAAAATCAGATTCGAGTCAAATAACGTAGGAAATCGTGTTGCACACAACATTCAAAAGATAATTTCAGGGAAATGCCGAGCGGATATCGAAACAAGACCTACGCAAGCAAATAAAGAAACAAAAATTCTCGTAAACTCTGATTACATATCAAAACATTTTTATTTTTTGCATCCGAGCCAGTATAAACCAAAATCCGACTACGGATTATTTATGGGAAATGTGACCACATATACCACAAGGGCAAAAGTAGCTCATGATGATGGCCCGGACAGTTTGGCGATGATGGCAGAGTACGTGCAGAATCCATTAGGCGGAAAAGCAACTGCAATGCGCAATCCACTTTGGGGAAGGAGATAATATGACCACAAGAGAATATTTAGGACAAATTCAGAAATATGACAAGCTTATTAAAAATAAAAAATACGAAGAAGAACATTTAAGAAGTCTTGCTCTTGGGCTTAAATCGTTCTCATATGGTGAAAAAGTTCAGTCTACTCCGAATCCCAATCAAATGACCGATGCCGTAAGCGAACTTGTTGACATTCAAACAGAAATCAAAAAAATGGTTATTGAATACACAAAGAAAAAGCAAGACATTATTGAAACAATAGACAAGGTGAGCGATATCAATTCAGATTTGTATGATCTGCTGTTTAGGCGATATGTAAAAGATGAAAGGCTTGAAATGATTGCCTGTGAAATGGGATATTCCTATTCTCATGTGAAATTATTGCATTCGAAAGCACTGAATATCGTCAAAAACATTAAGAATTTTGAAAGTTAATACCTGATAATACTGAATAATACCTGCATATATTATATAATATAAGCTGTAAAAAAAGCACCGGGAAGAACCCTTGGTGCTTTTTTCATGCAGAAAAATAGGAGGACAGGCAGTGGGGAGAAACAAAATAAACTTTGTTGACCTATGCCAAGGCGAGTTTGGCAGAAAAACTGCCTATACTGGCGTAGACCAGATTACTCCCCAGAACGTGGCACAGGTCCTTTCTGATACAATCGGAATCCATAACAGGAATAGAACCCTGATGGATTATCTTTACAGATATTACAAAGGCGATCAGCCAATTTTATATCGTGAAAAACTTGTTCGCCCAGAGGTCAACAATAAAGTTGTTGAGAATCATGCCCTTGAAACAGTCAAATTCAAGGCAGGGCAGATATACGGAGAACCTATTCAGTATGTCTGTAAGAAGAAAAAAGCGAGTGAAGAAACAAACGAACAAGTTGATAGGCTCAATGATTATCTGGACGAAGCCAATGCAGACGCCAGAAATATTCAACTTGGGATATACCAGAGTGCAGTAGGAACTGCATATAAAGCAATCCAGAGAGAGGATGAATGGACAAAGGATGGAGACTTACCGCCTTTCAGAATATTTATCCCATCACCGCAGGATGTATATATTGTTTATTCAAGCGTTACTGGCAAACCAGTGCTTTCCGTCCAGATTTTAAAAGACGAGGACAATCAGCAGTATTACCAGTGTTATTCTTCCAGACAGTATTTCAAAATTCAAAATGGAGCGGTAACAGAATCTGGAATCAATGGTTTTGGTGGTATTCCTATCATTGAATATCCGAATAATCACGACAGACTTTCCGACATTGAAATTGCGATTACAATGTACGACGCAATCAACAAATATCAATCTGACAGACTGAATGGGGTTGAACAGTTCGTGCAAGCCCTGATGAAATTTAAAAACTGCGAGATTGATGAAACCGAATTTGTAAAAATGATAAAACTCGGTGCTGTATCTGTAAAAGACGTCGGGAATGGAACGCAATCAGACGTTGATTTAATGACCGCCGAACTAAATCAGTCAGAGAGCCAGGTTGCAAAAGATGATATTTACAACAATATGTTGATTGTAGAAGCGATGCCAAACCGGCAAAGCAATACCGGTGGAGATACAGGCAATGCAGTATATCTGAGGAATGGTTGGGATTTCGCAGAGAGAGACGCAAAATTGGTAGAAGCGTTCACAAAAGAAGCTGAAAAGGCATCTGCCAGAATCATTTTGAATATCATTCGAAAAACCTCAATGGATGTAAATATTTCAACCAGGGATTTCGATGTAAAAATAACCAGAAACCCGACTGATAATATGCTTGTTAAAGCACAGGCGCTTGATTATTTGTTTAAAAATAAAATTCATCCGCTTATTGCGCTGATTACTTGCGGATTATTTAGTGATCCGCAAAAAGTATATGAAATGAGTTTACCGTATCTTGGAACCATTTACCCGGAATTGGCAGACCCAGACTCAGAACTGCAAAAAGCGAAAGATTTGCTGAATGGCTTTAATAAGGATGTGATTTCAGAATGAGTGTTTCGTCATATGATGAATTAAATATCAGACCTAACAATCGCAGAAGCGAACCATATAAAGAATATTTCAGCAAAATGTCGATATCAGACAAAGAAAAACAAGAAAGGATAGCTTTTTCCGAACAAATGGAAGAAGTTGTCCTTTATATTTTGGCGTTGATAGAAACAACCATAGAAAGCGGAGAAACGAAACGAGAATACATCCAGACTCAATTTTACGACAAATATCTGGATGTAATTGCTTCGTATATGCTTATAGATACATACATCAAGCAATATGCCGTTGATATAACAAAGCAAATTATTGATATAACATTCGAAAGGCTTTCTTCTGAAGATAAAAGCATTACTGATGATTATTACCTGTCAAATGACCGGGCAATGTTTATTTCAGAGTGCGAAGCTAATTCGATACTGAACTACAGACAGTATTCGAAAGCTGTGAAATCAGGAAAGACCAAAAAGAAATGGATTGACGTAGGAGACAAAAGAGAACGAAAAACACACCTCGAAGTCGGAGGAACCACGCTTCCGATTGACGAACCGTTCTCAGTTGGAGATAGCTTGCTACAATTTCCAAAAGATACCTCATTAGGAGCTTCGGCAGACGAGATTGTGAATTGCCGGTGCTCAATTCAATACAGTTAATTTAGAGACGAGTAAAATCGTCTCTTTTTTATTAAAAAATATGCAACCCGACAGCGTGAACATGGGAGACACCTTGAGCTGAGCGAACAGCGTAAAAAAGCGTATTGGTGACAGGAGATTTCAATGACAAGAGAAGATGTAAAGAAGATTTTTCCAGATGCAACCGATGACCAGATTACTTCTTTTCTGAATCAGTCAAATTCTGATGTGGCTAAAGAGAAAGCAAAAGCCCAGAAAGTAAAAGAACAGGCTGATAAAGCAGAAGCATTGGAAAAAGAACTGGAAGACCTCAAGCAGCAGAACATGACGGAAGCCGAAAAAGCAGAACTAGAACGTCAAAAAGAAAAAGCTGCAAACGAAAAAAGAATTTCTGACCTTGAATCTGCGCTTGCAACTTCCCAGAAAGAAGCTTTGACAGGCAAAATTACTTCTATTTTTGCTAATGCAGGAATGAAAGGAGATGCCTATGCAGGAGCAATCAAAGCGTTTTCCAACATGAACGCAGAGGATGCTCTCAAAGAAGCTCAGACATTTGTCGATGGAATTTCCGTAGAAAATAAAAACGCTCTTGATACTGCAAAAGCCGCATGGGAGAAAGAAGCTCTCGAAAAAACACCGAATCCGGGTGGCGGTAAATCTGGTGGAGAACCAGAAAAGAAGAGTGAAGCATCCGAATACGCCAAGGCGTACTCAGCAAAAATGTGCCCAGAAAATAAACCGGCAGATGATAATGCCCCAGTAAATATTTAAGTAAAGGAGATTTAGATTATGGCTTTTATGAAAACAGAGCAGTACGAATCCACACCTAACATCCTCGAATCCGAGGTAGGGCTTGTACTTAAAACCTATACAGCAGAGCAGACAAATGCTGAAACCGTTGGAACTAAGAAGATTATCAAAGCAGGTTCCGTATATCCGACAAACGCAACTGGTGCTAAAGGCATTGTATTTGAAGACGTCGATATGACAGACGATACAAAACGACCGATTTCCGTAATTGTTGCAGGACGTGTTCTTGAAAAAAGACTTCCGGTAACAGTAGAAACTACTGCGAAAACAGAGCTTGAAAAAGCAGGTATCGTTTTTGTAACCACTACAGACCCAGAATTTTAAGGAGGTAAGCAGATGCCATTTAATATTTTAGAATCAATTACACAGGAAGAAAGACTTAACTTCTCTCAGAATTTCAGCGTAAAAAGGCCGGGCATTCTTGACACCATCTTTCCGGATGCCAAAACACAGTTCCTGAAAGCTGAATACTACAGACTTATGGCTGGACAAAGACTGCCGGAGGTAGCATTCGTTCACGCTCTCGATACCGAAGCGGAAATTGGCTCCAGACCGGGATTCGAAAAAGTTCTGACTGAAAAGCTCTTCATCAAGAGAAAAATCAATCAGTCTGAGAGATTACAGCAGGCAATTGAAAACGGTGTGCCGGATGATGAGAACTTAAAGAAGTTTGTATTTGATGATGCGGCAAACCTGTTTGAAGGCGTTGTTGCCAGAGCAAATGTCATGAAAGGACAGTTCCTTTCTACTGGCGCAGTAAAAGTCAAAGAGAACAACGTGGATATGAGCATTGATTACGGCGTTCCGGCTGATGCAAAGGTCAGTCTTGCAGACTGGTCTAAGCCAGATGCAGATATTATGGGTGATATCCAGAAGATGGTTGCTATCGCAGAAGACAATGGTTTCGTAGTAAACAAAGCCCTGACATCCCTTAAAATGATTAACTACATGAGAAACAACACTGCAATACAGACAGCAGTTCTGGGAGCAGCAAACAAACGCCTCCTTACTAAGCAGGAACTTGCTAATCTGCTTATGCAGGAATACGGAATCACAATTGATCGTTGCGACGAGAAATTCAGATTCAGAAAAGCAGATGGCTCACTCAAAACAGGAAGATACTTTAAAGAAGATGTATTCACTCTGTATGAAGCAGAGCCGAACGGTTCATTTGGTACTGGACTCTGGGGCGTAACACCAGAGGAACTTGAGTACAGACAGTTCATTCAGGAAGAAAATCGCTCCTTCGTAACACTGTCCATGTGGGCTACACAAGACCCAGTTGCAGTTTGGACTAAAGCATCAGGTATGTTTGTTCCAGTAGCAGCAAAAGCTAATGGCGGTATCGTAATCGGTACCAAAGCGGGGGAATAAACGGGCATAGTCTCGACAAGAACAGCCAGTCACCATCTGTATCAAGTGTTAATGATGCTTCAAAACACAAGTATACAGAAAGCGAATTGTCAAGCATGACAGTAGTTCAACTGAAACAGCTCGCAAGTGACAATGGCTATGCCCTGATATCTACAAACAAGGCTGGTATTATCTCAGAAATTTTATCTCAGCAAGGGTAGGTGATCTTAAATGGACGAACGGCTTGTAAATGATCTGAAAGAGTATCTATCCGATGATGCGGAAACTGACGGTATGATTTCTTTGTCTGTGAAGCGTGCAATTCGTTCGTTCAAAAAGAAGCGCAACTATCCGTCTGGATATACAGATGAAAAAATCAATACCGATATGGAATACTGTTATGATTGCATATTTGATCTGGCTCTCTATTTCCTTGTGAAACAGGGGGCCGAGTTCCAAGAATCGCACTCTGAAAATTCAGTAAGTCGAAAATGGGAATCCGAAACGGAAATATATATCAATCATGGCGTTTTTCCGTTTGCAGGAAGTTTAATTTAATAAGATGGTTGGGTCACGTGGCACAGTATTTTTGTCCTCCCGGAGTGCCGCTGGGTTGCTTATATTCAGTAGGGAAAAGCAAATGTTAAGGGAGTGAAGAAAGGAACTGGCGATGGGATGTGAACATGAATGTTTTAATGAACACCGCATAGAAGAATTAGAGAATAGTCTTCGACAGATGCAAGAAAGACAATCCGACCGCCATAAAGAGTTTTATGAGCGTATCGGGGAACTGGAAAGAAAAACGGCATTAAGTGAAAACGACTTGAATCATATCAAGTCAACTGTAGATGAGATGAATAACAATATAAAAACTCTCATGGCAGTTCCAGGAAAGCGCTATGATACAATTATTGTATGTGTTATTACGGCAATTGTCGGCGCGATTATCGGATTTATGTTAAACGGCATTCTTCCAGTTTGATTCCACTTGTAAGGGAGGACGGTGGAAATATGAATTATACAGACTTTTCAGAAGATGAAAGAAAATTTTACTTAAAAGAAGCAGGATTCGATTCCAGAGAAGAAAAACTGTTTCGTTTACGGGTTTATGGCGAGAAAACACTATGGGAAGCAGCTGAACTTATGGGGTATAGTCCAAGAACCATAGATCGGATTAACAAAAGAATAAAGAAGAAAATTTCCAAAGTTGCCCCGATGTATTGTCGGGGCTTTTCTTTGTATTATGGCGAAAACGTGGCGAAATAGTGACGTTCAAAAACAGAGTTCCTTCCTATATAATATAATCATAGGAGAAAACACAATGATTATGTTAAGAAACCCTTACGAGGGTATATGGGAAAAGCATCGTTCTATAGATGATATGGATATGATTCTTGAATCCCGGATAGGAGGAACAGATTATGGCAGGATACCCGTATTATCCACAACAGCCAATGATAAACAGCCCGTACGGACAATTCCAGCCGTATCAGGACAGGCTTGCACAGCTGCAAAATAATTACCAGCAAGCAATGCCGTATGGCCAGATGCAAATGCAACAGTTACAGTCCGTCCCACAGTCCCCTATGTTACAAGGGCAGATGGTGGATGGAATTGATACTGTAAAAGCTAAAGATGTGGATATGTCCGGCAATCCTGTTTACTATCCAAAAACAGACGGAACTGAAATTTACAGAAAACAGCTTCAATCCGATGGAAGGAGCAGGATTTTTGTTTACCGACTCGTAAATCCAGATGAACAGCAATCTAAGCAAGATGAAAAGCAGATTGACATTGAAGCAATGTTTAATCAGCTTCGGAATGATGTTTGTTCGGAGATTTCTGAAATAAAGAGTATGTTTCCGACACAGATGTCGGGGACATCGGAACCTAAGCAGAACGGAGGTAGGCAGAGATGACATTCAATCCAAACGCCATGATGAAAAAACAATTTGAGAAAATGATTTCTCAGAGGTTCGGAAGTGTCGATAACATGATGAACGATATGAGCAAATTTGCAGGAAATAATCCAACATTAAAAAACGCATTGGATTTATATAAAAAAGGTGACGCAAGTCAATTGCATCAAATTCAACAGAATGTTTTTGAAGAAAAACATTTATCTCCAGATGGAATTATCCAGAAATTCCTTGGATTATAACACTTCCCCATAATTGGGTGATTCAGAATCGCTACAATTTGGGACGACAGCCGCGGATGTCTCCTATTGTAAATAAAATTTAAGGAGACTAAAAACATGATGAATGGTTCAAATTACAGCCTTAGCGACATTGCAGCTGCTACAGGCTCTAATAGTCGCGCAAATGATATGTGGGGCGGTGATGGCTTTTCACTTATCTGGCTCGTCCTGATCTTCGCAATCTTCGGCTGGGGAGGTTTTGGCGGCTGGGGCGGCGGCTTCGGCGGTAATGGTGGAAACGGTGCGAACGGTGCCGGATTTCAGGGATGGGCTACCCGTGCTGATATCAACGAGGGGTTTGCTCTTAATGATATTCAGAATGGTATCAGAGGTATTCAGCAGGGTATCTGTGACAGCACATATTCTCTTAACAATACCATGCAGAGTGGCTTTAATGGCATGAACGTTGGAATGCTTCAGGGCTTCAATGGCGTTCAGCAGGCTATCAATGCTGATACTGTAGCCGGTATGCAGAATACCAACGCATTACAGTCTCAGTTAGCAAACTGTTGCTGTGAAACAAGAGAAGCTATACAGGGTATTAACTACAACCTTGCTACCAACACTTGTGCTCTCCAGAACACAATGAACAACAACACCAGAGATCTTCTGGAAAACCAGAACAGCAACACAAGAGCAATCCTTGACTTCCTGACTAACGATAAGATCGCAACATTACAGGCTGAGAACTCTGATCTGAAACGTGCTGCATCTCAGGATCGTCAGTCCGCATTGCTTACAACTGCTATGGCTTCACAGACTCAGCAGTTAATCAATGCAATTAATCCGGCGGCTATTCCGGCATATGTTGTTCCGAATCCGAATACCTATTACGGCGGATGCGGATGCAACAGTGGATGCTGCTAAGTAACTCACCCTTAGAGGTTGACTAATTCTAAGAGGTGGGTTGCGGCTCACCTCTTATTTGATTGAGAGGTATAAAATATGAGTTGTAAGAATGTTTGTAAACTTTGCAGTCATCTTGTAATCAGTCAAGCTGTTGCGTTTACAGGGGGCAATCTTGTAATCACACTTCCAGCAGGCAGTTACAACAACGGAGAGAAGTATTGCATTGTGATCGCACAAAGTATACCAGAAGCCACCACAATTACCGCCCCGGTAATGATTCAGGTAGGAACAGGAACAACTTTATATCCGCTAGAGAATCGTTGCTGCGCACAGGTTACGGCTTGCGGAATAAGAACCAGAACGAAGTATGCAACCAGAGTAGCTACAAGCGCAACTGGCGGAGTATTCAAGATGTTAGGAAATCCGGCTTGTAGTCCAAGTAATAATTTGACAGCAATTAATGGTACAGCCCCAACGACAGACACACCTGTTACACAGGCTGTTAGAAAGGGGGCAATGTAATGCATAAAGTTGCAATGGAAATGGGAAAATGGGCTATGGAAAAAGCCAAAGCGCATGGATTTGACAATCTTAGTTCTCAGGACTGGGATGATCTGAAAGATTGCTTAGAAGCGGTAAAATGCGCAATCTGTGCAGACAAAGATTATCGAATCGTAGAAGCTATGGACGAATGCGAACAGGAAGAAAAGTATCTTGGACGCATGGGAT